AATACGCAAACAGCATTTGTATATGTGGCACATGTGGGGCAAATTGCAGCAGTTCTCATAATATGTAAAATTAATTGTTTTTAATGTATTTTCAATGTCTCTGTAAGAGAATGTACGCATAATATAGCGTTACTTGATACCATAGTTAGATTGTACCTTTATACCCAAGTCTTTAGCAAGGTCTGGATACATTAATGGTAGATATCCAACCATCTGATTAGCAAATGGGAATGTACGCATCCAATACTTAATCACCTTTGTATCTTCTTGTAATTCCTCATCTCCAACAGCTATTGCATAGTTTTCTATCATAAAGTTTTTAAGGCCTTTTTTAAAGTTATCTATCAAACTAAGAGAAGGGAATATACCTGATGAGAATAAGCTAGAGAAGCTAGTTGGGTCATAGAAATAAGCAATCTCATCTTTAAGTTTATCTGTAGCTTTCAACATAAACTTATACTGGTTTTTAACTGCTGGATCCTCATCATCATCTGGAGGAATAGCTTTTAAAGTTAGATACATAGCAAATAATGATAATAAGAACATTGTATCAGTCATCTGATTTCTAACATTCTGTCTTACAAGATCCATAAATTGTTCTTGTGTCATTTCAAGGTCTTTACCTGTATCTCTTTTGTATTCCTCTCTTTTCTTCTCATAAAGATCCTTCATTTGATCCACCCATTTCTGATCATTCCCTACAATAGAACTACTAAGACTACTCAATGATCTTGTAAGATCAGATGTAATAAGTCTCATCACCATTCTCATTCTACCCCACTCATAAGCATCAGATGCTGCATTGTATTTCAAATTACCCATACGAACATCCACTAGTCTAGGTATCCAGTTCTTAAAGATCATGAATGACTTACCGTAAACAGTCATATTAATCATTCTCTGATCATCTTCTGAAAGACTACCCAATGCATCTTTTGTAAGCTGTTGTACTTGTCTTCTTAGCTTAACAACGCTATCTGATTTTCTCTCTACACCTGGTATAATTAGATCACCATCAACTAGTTCTGCAACCTTTAATACACCTTTCTGTTCAATGAGCTCTTTAACATCCTTTTCAAATTCTTCCTCAAGCTTCTTTCTTTGTTCAGGAGTACCAGAATATCTATCTGCATATTTATCCTGACTTCTTAAATATTCTCTAGCATTTAAAACCTCCCCATTCTCCACTATAGAGTTCTTCAAGAAACTCATGAAGTTAACTGTTTGAACGTTCAAGTCAGAGTTTCTCATGAGAATCATCAATACATCTTGTAAATTTTCCTGACTCACTTTACTCAGAGATAGTTTCTTGAGAAGCTCTCTACTTACACTGTTATCTGTAAAAGGAAGGAAGTATTCTATTGCAGCTATTATTTTCTTTCTGTTCTCATTGTTGGTGAGTTTATTCATAAACAACTCTCCCTCAGAAGCAATATAATCAGTCTTTGTAAAATATTTACCAGCATTAATAATAGATTGAGCATTACCTCCAAAAAAGTTTGATGTAGCAGATAGTAAGTTAAATCCAAGAGTGGCTAATTGAAAGTGGTTATTTAATCCATCAATCAGTTTATTCACACTCATCTGTCTTTCTGAGAGATTTTTAGGAAATATACTCACCCCAAGTTTTTCATTTAACTTCTCACCCCAATTACCAATTTTACCTAATAACTGATCAAATGTTTGACTCTCAAGATACCTCTGATTGTAGATGATTGCTTTCATCATATCTTCAGCAAGATTAGCATTGTCACTATTGTCTGGAGTGTAGTCAATATCACCATCTTTATATTGTGTTTTTCCAAACACAGAAGTACGTATAGCCTGTTTGTTTTTTTCCACTCTAACAATACCTCTAACTTGCTGTTCTATTTGACTTAAGTATTTATACCTAATGGCCATCTCATTATACAGTCCCATTGTTTTAAATAGATCTGTACTCACCTCACCCTCAATCTCTTGTGTAAAATATTTAGGGATTGTATTTATAGGCTTACCTGTTAAAGGGTCTATCTTACCATATCCTATATCTCCCTCATCTACAGAAATAGATCTTAAGAATTGTTCTCCAACAGAAACCTTACCACCGAACATTATTTTTTCCATCAAACCCTTCCTAACAAATGGAAGGAACACCCTAGCTTCACCTTTACCAATATACCCCAATTCTTTATACTCATTATTTCTTTCTATAATATAATCATAGAATTCTTTTGCAGGAGCATTTTCAGGTTTGTTAAGTTCTTTCCATTCTTTAGATTCCCAAGTTTCTCTTTTAGGAAACTTATTTACATAATCATACAATAACCACCCAGGAGATTCTGTTGTAGATGTGTTATACAGTTTAGCTGCATTATACTTTTCTCTTCTAATCTCAGCTGCTATTTCTTCATCTGTACCAATTCTAGCTTTATTATCTATTCTTTCAAGCTCTTCATTTAAAATCTCTTTTAGTCTAGCATTGTATGCAGGAACATCTATGTTATCTCTAATCCAAGAAAAATCTTTATCAGCAATTTTCTTTTTAAGAGTGGTGTAGAATTCAGGGTTAAACTCATCAATCAGTTCATTTGAATCTTTCTTCTTAATGATGTTGAAATAATCTTTGTTTGAAAGACCTTTTCTCTTAGCCCATGCATCAAATCTTTCTTTAATCTTCAGTAGTCTTTTATTCTCTGTAAGAGTATCCATACCTGCGTATGCAAAAGCCCTATTAGCCTTCTTGTATATAAACTGTATTGCTTTTGATTGCAGTGTAGCAGTGGATGCAAAGAACTTTGTAACACCTTTTATCACCTTCTCAGGAGTTAGGAAGTTATTAATGTTTTCAGATTTTGCAAGGATGTTTTCAGAATAATCTTTCAACACTTCCTCAAGAGTAGCTTCTAGCTTTCTAGCATCACTAGCTACATCTCTAAGATCTTCTTTCAATTTCTTATCTTCCTCAGATAGGTCTTCAGAGAATAATGAATCAAGTTCTGTATCAATCTTAGTGTAAATATTCACCATGTCTTGAGCAATCTCCACCTCTTTAGCAAAATCATTCATTTGCTCTTCTGTAAAATCTTTAGGACTTTTACCCTCAAACATATCTTCATACTTATCAACAGTCTTTTGAATTTGTTTATTCAAAAGTTTAGCTTGACGAACTATTGGTTGAAGATTTCCTTTGATCTGTAACTGTCTGATAGCTGTAAACAACGCATTCAAAGCATCAGCTTTTTCTTTCTTCTCTGCAGGAGTTACGCTCTTTTCAGAAAGTCTCTTGTATTCAGCATTAAGTTTTTCTAGAAGCTTATCAATCTTTTTCTTTCCAGTCTTTTCAGTTTCAAGACCTACAGGAAGTAGGTAGTCATCTTTAATGTTTTTAACATTAACATCCCCTATTCTTATATTTAGAAGTTGTGGAAGAACATTATTTTGAGCATTACCTTCAGAATAAATAGCCTGAATAGGAATCATTCTTGTTTGACCAAAGTCTTCATTTTTTACACCATATACATTTTGAAGAATAAGCTTGTAGTTTCTCATCTGTTCTTGCCAAGCACCGATCTTATACCATGGTATATCAGTATACTTATCTGTGTTAATAGCCATAAACTTCCAGTCAAGAATATTAACTTTACCACTAGGTGAAACTGAAAGGAAGTCAATTGTACCAGCCAATCCACCATACGCATTAGGATTGTATACAGTGACTTCAGATAAGAATTTAGTTCCAGGTTCTGCATTGTTTATTGATTCTAAGCGTTCTCTAAGATTATCTCTAAGCATTACATACATAGAGTTGTCATTAGGATTTATTTGTGATTGCCAGTTGTCATTTATTACAGCTTGATCCAATTCAGATGAACTTTTTAATGTTCCATCTGGGTTTAAGAATATCTCAAGAGCATGTTCAAAGTCTGAGTGACCAGCAGTACCTTTCTCAGCTTTTAACTTATCTACAGCATCTTGGTATTCAGTTTTGGTAAGATCGTTGTTCTTAAATTTCCTAGCATACCAATCTCCTACAATCTCCGTAACCCTTTTATTTATCTTCTTACCATCTATATAATACCCAGCAGGTTTACCTGGAGGATTCTTTTCAATCTTAGCCTGCATCTGTTTGATCTTATCAATCACCTTATCTTGAGGATTCTGTGCCTGTTGTAGGAATGATTTACCTTCTTCAGCTTTAATGTCCTCAGCAGTTCCTATAGACTTTCCAGAGAGGATGTCCATAGCTAATCTGTCAAACCCACTCTTTGCAATTAGGTTCTTGAACCAGTTCATAATACTCTGCCACCAAGATTGTGCTTTTGCTAATAGCTCAGGCTTCTCTGTAAGACCTTCACTATTTCTAATAACTATTTCAGCTAGGATTTTACCCATAGCCTCTTCCTTAAGTTTAATTACATCAGGCTTACCATCTTTAGTTTGGTATAAAGGATTGTTTCTATAATCAGCAAACACTTGGTTAGTTAGTGTATAACTTCCCACCTCTTTAAGAAGTTGATTGTAAAGCTTGGGATTGGTTTGTTTTATAATCTCAATAGCAAAGTGCATAGCTTCTTCTGGAAGAGCTTTAGCTTCTGCTCCTTCTACCACTTGAATAAGCTTCTGTGTAACCATGGCCACAGCATTAGCATCCATTTTTACACCATTAACTACAATCTCTTTTCCAGCTTTTATATCTACACCAATCTGTTTAAGGAAGTTCTTAATAGCTGCAACAGTCTTTGGAGAAGCTGTAGAACCTTCTGTTCCTTTTAACTGAAGCATTCCTTCCTTCTCACTTGCCACATGATCTTTGAATCCTTGTATGTCCTCTTTAGATCCTAGTATATGAATTTGCTCTGGTTCAAATACAGCTAATTCTATAATGTCTTTTCTATCTTGTTCATTAAAAGATATTGTAGGAAAATTATCTAATTGTCCTGTATCTTTTGCTTCATTCGGAAATCCAAGTACTGCATCATTAGTTGATAAATCAAAGTTTTTACGAAGCTTAGTAACGTCCTGAGTAGTTAATCCTATTTTCTTTACAACTTCCTTAGCATTATTTCTATTTACAATAAAAGGATTTTTTACATCTACTACAGCAACAACAGTATTTTCTTTTATTAGTTTTTGAACTAGTCCTTTAAGTAAACCTCCAGAAGGTACGTCAAAAAAACTAAAATATACACCACCTAGTCTAGATATTCTAAATTTACCCCCTTCTATTTCTTTAGATGATGTTTTATGATAAACTATATTCTTCACTTTACTATCAGGAAATATACTACCAAGGTATTGAGAGTATTGTTCAGGTGTTCCTATAGAAGCTAACTCAGGATTAGAATCATATACTTCTCTTGCCCCTGGTACATCAGAAGAGTATTCCTCTTGAGGAACAGTACCTTCATGCTTATCCCATAGATAGTAGGCCATATCTTCACCCCTAGCAGCTACAAGATTTTTCCAGGAATCAAGATTTTTATTTGGACAATTTGCCATATTAACAGATTGATTTTAATAGTTTACCAATTTCAGCAGGTTTATACCCTATGCTTTTTAATAGTTCAGAATTTATATCAGATATCAAATACTCTTTACCATCTTTTAATTTAAGCTTTCCTGATGGTGTAGATATCTTTGCACTAGTTACAAGTTTCTCAGTTTGTGTAGGTTGAGATATTCTTTCTGGAGATTTTGACATCCCTTGTTCAAGATCTGAAGCTCTTCTAAATGTAAGAGTTATTCTATAATTAGTAAGAGTTTGACCATTAGGAAGAGTTAGAGGATTTAACGGATTAGCTGACTCAAGTCCTGAACCAATCCTATGATGGAATGTAAATCTATTCTCACCATTTATACCAAAGGCATATATACCACCATTAGCAAGATCTAATTGTCCAGACTTTTTATAAGAAGCATATGTAGATTTAACATCTTTATCATATTCAAGATGACCATTTGCACCTAAGTTGAGAACAATTACAGGATATCCTTCTGCTGTTACACTTTCTGTAGTGTCTCTATGTTGATGTATAAAGCTACTATCATCGTATATATTACCAAGCATTGCATCGTAGTTAGACATATCAATACCCAACTTAGACTGAATAAAATCCATAATAGGCTGTAACTCTTTTATAGATGGTAATGCTTGGTTATTCTGATCTGTAGTATAATAACCATAAGTCATTCCTTCTTTAGATTTTATTGCTTTTCTATTAGGTCTTGGTTTTCCTAAGTTTTTAGCCTGCTCAGATTTTTCTGATTCATTAGGTATATTCTTAGCCCATCTAAGTCCAAAGCTAAACATCATATTTGCTGTTTTAGCTTTGTTTTCAACATAAGCTTGATTTAAAATTTGAGGTTGCAATATATCAATGAATTGATTTGATTGTTCAACAGTTAACCCAGAGTTAGAAATATTCTCAACTCCTGGAACTGGTGTTTCTATTTTAGATTCTTCGCTTACAGGAGCTGCTGTAGGAGCTTGTTGTACAGGTTGCGAAGGTAAGACTTTTTCTTCAACTTTAGGAGCAAAATATTGGAAAAGATCTTTATTTGGAATCTCATTGTCAATCTTAATTGTTCCATTGTCTATAGGAGAAGGTTGACCATCTAGATGATATTCAGAAGCATATTGACCATCACCATATAGGTTGATTAGTTTGTATATGTATTCTCCATTTTCTGTAACTAGAGGGTTTCCTAATTCATCTTTCACCTTCTCATAACCAAAGTAGTCATATAATGAAAGATCATTCTTTGCTTTTCTATCTTTATAAGACTGATCAGTGATTGTTAGTCCTGTAACCATATCAACCTTTTGATTATCCTTGGTAGATGTAATCACTCTAGGAACCTTTATGAAATCATTATCTATTGCAATTCTGTAATAGTTAGGGTGAAGCTTAAGAATCTTTCTTTCTATAGATTTTGTATTTAATATTTGATCTGGGAACATTGGAGATACATATCTGTAAATATCAGCAACGTGATCACCATACTTATCAACTTGTTCACCTACAGGATCAAGTTCATTACCATTCTGATCAGTCATAGGAATAAACCTAATTCTTTCTAATGTTGGAACTACTGTTTCATCCTTCCAGTTGTTTCTTTGGAATGCTCCTTTAGAAAATGCTTTTACATCTTCTGTATTAGCAAGTTTGTTTATGATTGGAGCTATTCTAGCAGAGAAATCTTCAATAGGAATAATGTTTCTTATAGAAACTGATGATTGATATGTTCCTTGAAGGATAGCTGCAGTTACAATATTATTGTATAGTTGTATATCAACTTCCTTCAATTCTCTCATCATCTCTATATACATGTTCTCATCCATAGCATCTCCTCTGTTATTAGCCATGAGCTTTATGGTTTTTGCACCATTCATTCTCTGAGAACTTTCAGTGGTTAGCTCTTTCAACAACTTCATCTCTGGGTATTTCTTCTTGGCCTCAGCAAGTTGTACATCTATAGAACTAGTAGAGTCTACCAATAGAGTTTTGATGTCATTGTTTATTCCAGACTTGATTTGTATAACATAGTCTAAGAAAGATGCTTTAATCTTATTACCCATCTTCTCATAATCATCATCACTCATGTATTCTTGACTAGCGTATTTCTCAAGAACCTGGTCTGTGATATCTCTAATTTCAGGTTGCTCAAGTTTTAGGATAGCTCCCATTCCTTCCATAGATTTATCTATAAGCTTAGCTTGTTGACCCATGAAAGTTGAATTCAAAATTTTACTTACAGAAGAGAATATGTTAGTTTTTTGAGCTTCTATTGTTCTGTATTTCTTTCTAAACATTGTATCTCCACTTGTAAACTTAGTGGTATCATAGTTAGTGGCCTGTGTAAGTTTGAAGTTATACTGAGCCATCTTAGCATATTTCAAGAACTCATTAAATATCTTTTGTTGTTCAGCATTTTGTTCAGGTGTAAGTGACTGGTTAGCATAATCTTCTATATTCTTTGTAAGATTATCCATGTTAATACTTGTAGATGCTAATGCAGCACTTGTTGTTGGGAACATAGCTCTTACAACATCACCATCCATTTTACTAAACAATCCTGTCTTACCAATACTATCTATGTATTTAAGATATTCAGTAATGATTGGCTGATTTAAGAACTCAATAGCTTTCTCTCCTGCACCAATTCTTTCAAGGAACATGAATGTACTAACAATAGAATTAGAACGTATTATCTTCATGATGTATGGATCTTTAGCCACATCCACAAAAGCTGTAGCATATCCAGACAGTCTATCAGAGATGTATTCTTTTCCATCAGCTGTCTTATTTCCAGAGATAGAAATATATTCATTCTCACCAATTTTGATAGTATTGTGAGGAAGAAGTATTTTACCATCTCCTAGTATTTCTCTATCAAATTTACTAACTAATTCAAATTTTGCTGGGTCAATATACACTTTAGACTTCTGTGTAACAGACTGTCCTGTAATATTAACAGCAGCTATACCCACCCACTTCTTAGCCATTACAAATGAATTTCTTAAGGAAGTCATATAATTTCTATTAAGAAGTCTATTTACAATCTTGCTCTCATCCTCATTTCTAAGTTTATCAAGCTTCTTAGCCACATTCTTAAGACCACCATCACCAATAGGAGCAACTAATCTATCAAAGTTCTCTGGAAGAAGAATCATCTTCTCAAGAGAATCATAGTATTCGTTCTCAAGAGCTTTCTTGTACATGTTCTTTACAAACTTCTCCTTAAGAGCACTTTGTAAATTTGCATCTCCTAACTTACTAAGTTCATCCATCACCTTTTGCTCATACTCAGAAGAGTCTTCAGCACCTTCTAATATAGGATCTAGAATGTCAGCATATTTATCTACAAGATTATTTGGATCTTCAAGACCATAAGCTAAGATTTGTGTAGCCTCAAGAAGCTCAGCTTTATTAACTTTCTTCTTCTCAAGCTTCTCATCAAATACACCACTGAAGAATTCTTTTGTTTTAGCCTCATCCTCCATCAATCTAACCAGGCGAATGTCACCATTCTTATCAATGTATGTAGACTTTAGATACATATTTAATTTATCTATATCAAAGTCACTTCCTGTTTTAGCTGTGATTTCTGCAGGAACCACCACTGAATATCCCATAGACTTAGGAAGGAATCCTTTAACTATAAACACCTCTGTAGAAGACATAGCTTGTGTAGGAATACGGAAACCAATTCCTCTAAGAATAGACTTTCCCTCTGGTGTACCATTAAGATATTTCAATAGAGCTTCATCATTAGGGAATCTTTTCTTATTAAGTCTTTCTTTAAACCAATGAGGAAGCATGATTTCACAAGGTTGTACATTACCATTCTTGTCTTTTTCATAGAACTTTAATGTACGATCTGTCATTACTACCTTCTTCTTCTGATCAGCAGACAGTGCATTGTATTCTGCAGATGTTATCTTCCTATAGCCTTTTTCTTCTTTAATAGCAAGACCTCTTCCTTCTCCAGATTTCTCCCACATTGTTACAGGAACCTGTACATGTGGAGCACCATTCACCTTTGGAGAAATAAGAGACTTATTCACCATCGAATATAATATACTTCTAATCTGTTGATATACAGGAGAAGCTTCAAATGGAATAGGGAATTGTTTATCCTCATTTAATTGAATTGTATCTATTCCATTCTCAGACATAGCCCTTCTAAGCATTTCACCCTCTAGAGTTTTTGAAATTGCTGAAGGATCTACCATTTTGAAAGATGTTCCAAGATCTTCTATTCCAAGTTTGTTCAAAAGTTCATTGTACGCATTCTCATGCATCTTATCTAAAACATTCTTGTTACGTTGGTATTCTCTTCTAGCATCCTCACTAGCCTCACCATTATTAAATAAGTCAAGACTAGATAGTTTTGTAAGCTGAGATCCTCTTGTTTGATCTTTAGGATTCTCAAAGCTGTTCTCCACTTGAATACCATAAGACTTCCAAGGAACTTTTACCATTGTATCTTGAGCAAAAGGTTGCTCATTAAATGTACCATCTTCGTTGTAAAGATTGTGCAACTTAACAGCCCCTACCTTTCTACCAGATTCCATGATTACATATCCTACATTCTCTTTCCACATCTTCTCATAAAGCTTTCCAAGGTTGGTTCCCTGTACAGCCTTATAATAAAGAGGCATTTGAGAAAACTTATCCAATACAAGATTTATATTTGTAGAGTCTGCCTTTACACCAGATACAATAGGTTTTAGGATTTCTGTTACAAACTCTGGTTCAGGAGTTTTTACAAGTTTCTCATCACGCTTTTTAAGAGCTTCACTCTTATATTCATACCCTGGTAAGTTTTGTCTTGTGTAAGCCATTTGCCATTGATGCCAGTTTTCAGCTTCTGTAGACCATTGACCATTCTTAAGCTTAACCTCTCTATAAGTATTATCCTTAAGCCAAGATGCAGCATCTGCCACTTTGAAATTCTCAGGATAGAGTTCTGTTGAAGCTTCTGTATCAGCAATAGTTACAGTGTTTGTAAATGAATCATGATTGTGGTAACCAAGTTCTCCTTCTTCCAGCTCAATATTATCAACTGTATTGTAATAGTTATTCAAGAATGTATTAAACTCAGGACTATCAAATGTAGTTCTTCTAGGAGAAAGGAAACTCTTAATACGTTTTGTTTCATCTAGAGATCCATCTTTCTTAACAGCAAACTGATATGGATCACCAAATAGAAGCTTGTGCATCTCTATATTATTCATTATATAGTTTGCATTTGCAAAGAATAATACATCGTCTAAGTTCTTTTCAGTCATTGCATTCTTATTAATGTTCACATCTTTGTTAGATGTAAAGTCATTATTAAGATTTGGATATGCTAGTTTATCTTCTACATTTATAAATGTTTCACCATTCTCAGACAAGAGTTGTTTAGATTCAGCTACTGTATCATTGATAAACTTCTGGATAGCATTGTTTATCATTTCTGCATTCTCTTTCTCACTTATGAATTCTGTGATGTCATCAAGAGTTCTTCCTTGTTCAATCATCTCATTGATTCCTAATAACACTTCACTTCTTTCTTCACCATTAACATCTTTCTCAGAAAGGAAGTCTTTAAAGAAACGTAGCTCTTTAGATTTGTTTCCAACATTCTTTTGGTTTCTACCATCTAGGGCTAGAGCAATATCATCTATTAAATATCCTTTGAATATTTTATTTATCTTATTGACAGCTCTTCCACTTGCTACATCAGAGAACGATATATGATTACCAAGATTAATCATCCACTCTGTAGAGCTATCTGCAGGAACAAGAACATAATAGTTACCATTAAGATTTTGATTAAGCTCTTGTGTAAATCTGTTTCCTAAAGTGAGCTTTGCTGTAGTGGTTCCCTTATTGTTATTTAAATTTTTAGTTCCCTGTATATAGCTAACCTTGAGTGATTTAATTCTGTCACCTTCTTCATTAAAGAATTCACCCCCTTCTTTTAAAATAACACTATTCTTAGAGAATACATCATTAAGTTCTGGTCTTTCTTTAACAAGTTCTTTTAATGTAGAAGCTTCATTAAATTCATTCTCAAATACAGAAGGTAGGTTGTTGTCTGAATAAGCTTGAATTCTCTTACCTTCAACACCAAAGAATGTGTTCTCTTGATTAGGATTGGTTAATGTAACCACCATGTTTGATAACTTAGCAAGCTGAGAGTTGATTCCCAAAGTCTTACCAGTTATAGTTCCTATCTCTTTTGTTTCTTTTATGTAAGCATATATTTGACCAACAGCTTCAGAGAAATCTTTCTTCTGCTTGTCTTTCATGCTATTATAAAGATTCATGTCTATTCCTATTCCAAGATCATTCAAGAAGCTAACCATTTGTTCAGCAATCTTAGGAGAAGCTTTTGGAAAGGATGGAGATTCTAAGTTAACATTATATGTTTTAGTTTGTGGACTGTATTTGATGATAGACTTAGGAACTCTAGCAAGTGCCTTCATATTATCATACCATCCTTGTTCTATTTGTTTAGCAGCTGTAAACTGGTTAGCAGGAGCTGTATAAACAGAACCACCATCCATATATTGTATCACTGCATCAGGCTTTTGCTTTGTAAACACCTGCATCATATTAACAAACAGTCTCCAATCTTCAGGAGTTTTTAGTTCGTTAAAGTTGATTGTACCATCAGCAATATTACCACCCAATCTTTGGAAAAATCTCTTATACGTAGGATCTTCATTAGAAAGTTCTGCAAGTTTACTAACTGCTTTACTAACCTTAGAAGTGTTAGAAAGCTTGTTTAAAACTGTAGCAAATGCTCTACTGAAGTTATTAAGTAGATATCCTTTGATAGAAGATATTCTTCTCTCAGGAAGTTTTGTAGGATCAGAGTGTTGTTGATTTTTAGGTAGCACCTCAGGAAGCGTAGCAAGGGTGATCTTGATAGCAAATGGTGAACTTTTCTTCCAGTCTGTAGTGAATGGGTCAGAAGTGTATTCTTTATTACTTACATTCTCATCATTGATATCTATTCTTTCATCTTCATTGAAGTTAATACCAAATGTACGCAATGCTTGTTTTGTTTTAGTTACAAGCATCTGCCATCTCTCTTCACCAAGCTCTTGGTATTTATTTTCTCTTTCATAAAACCCTTTGATGTAGTCAAATAACTCATTAGATGTTATCTTACTTATATCATACAATGATCTTTTATTCTGTCCAAATATATAGTTGGCTGCTCTTGAAAGCATGTCCTGCACATATTCAAACTTCTGTGTTTCTGTAAGTCCAGGGATTCTACTGTATTCAGCCATGCTATCAGCCCTAACAACATCTGACACCTTGAAATCTTTAAACTTACCTGATTCAATTGCTTTGAACAATTCATCCTTAAGAGATGGTTTCTGTCCAAAAGTTTTGAAGAAGTTTATAATGTTTCTAAAGAACTCTAATATTCTATCACTTAATGACTTAGCACGAATCTTTCCAGCTTGGAATAAACCAAAGTCATCCATGATTCTTTCCTTAATCTGCTTATCAGTAGCTGTAGCATAGTTAAGAGTTTTACCAGTTTCTCTATCTACAAAGTCTTTACCTGAAGCTCTTTCTTGATCAAGGATAGCTTGTCTTTGTTCAGGAGTTAGGAATGCTTTCCATATACCCTCACCAAGTTCATGGTAAGGTGTAGATTTTAATCCTCCTTTATAAAACTTAATAAGTCCATTTTGGAATACACCAAATGCTTGTTTATTATCATGTGTAGTAATAATGTTATCTAGCACTTCAAATGGAAGTCCTGGAGCATTCTGAGCATGGAATTCTTTAAATGCAGCTATCTCAGCATCTGTTAATCTCTCTTCACCAACATCAACTCCCACTCTTTGATACTCATCATCAGGAGCAGATGTGTTATTTGGATTGTATTTACCTGGTTCAGTAGGTTTATTGGCTACATATTCTTTTACAACTTTTTCTATTTCTAGTATATCAAAATACGGTCGTCCTTTATCATCTCTCCAATCCTTATTTTTAAAGTACATTTTTGCCACACTTTCATTACTGGTATGTCTTGAACCAACCTGACCATTCAACATGTGCCAGAAAGCTGTGTCTGTCTGATCATCTATATCATTAAGAACTTTAGTCAAAGTTTCTACACTCTCATATGGATCAATCTTCTGTACTTTACTGACAGGAGCCTCAGCAGGCTTACCTTCTAAAGCAGCTAGTTCTGCATCATATTTAGCATTGATTTTATTTCCTTTTAGTAAACTCCCTATATTAGCTATTAGTTTATTATCTGTACTTAACCCTTTTTTAATATAAGATTCTACTATATTTTTATATTCTTTATTTGCTTCTTGTAAAGTTTCTTCTGCTCTTATTTCCCATGTATCAAATCCTTGTGGTACTTTTTTATTTTCTTTTTTAGCTTCTAAAAAACCCTTCACAGTTTGTAGTTTTCCAATAATTGAACCTATAAAATGAGCAGTATAATTATTTCTTTCTGATTCTGCTATTCTCATTTGTTGTTCTGCATTTACATTAAGTTGTGGAGAACTTAAATCAATAGCAGTTAAATTTAAACCAATAGCATCTTTTAACTCTTCTTGTCTTCTTCTTTCTATATCAGCTTTCTTAGCTTCTATATCAGAAACAGGAGCTGTTGATAAAGAAGCTAATTTATATATCAAATCTTTATTTGATGTAGACTGTATAGATTTTCTTATTGCTTCTGTTGGACGAATATTTGCATTTGTTTCACCAGAGAAAGTTTTACCTTCAGCTGAAGTGATAGAAAGTATATCTCCAGATGAAGAAACTAAAAAATTATAAGTAGCTGCTTTTGCACCAATTCCTCCTTTACCAATAATTCTATAATTATCACCTTCTTTAGAAAGACTATTGATTGTTAGTTTGATGTCATCTTTAGAATCAACACCAGAGAAGTTTACAACAAATCCTTCTTGATTTACATCTGCTCCTTTTTTATTATCTTTTGTTTTGTCTATAATGACATCTAAAAATAGTCCAGTATTTTTAGTATCATTATATACAGAATCTGGAAGAGCTTTTATTTTATTTTCAAGTTCTTTATTAGAAACAGGAGCTGTAGGAGCTGGTGTTACAGTAGCTTGAGACTTTTTTAACTCTTTTAACTCTTTCTCAAGTTCTGCTATTTGTTTTTCTGATGCAACTATAGCAGCGTTACTATCTGTATTACCTATGAACTCATTTAATGTCTTGATTCTAGATTCAATTGATTTAATCTTATCTTCAACTGTTTGTGTAGCTGTAGGTTGTACAGCTGGGGCTGCAGGAGCAGCTTGTTGTAATTTCTTTAATTCAAGAACAAGCTTGTTAGCTACAAATGTAGAAACCAATTCAATATCATCAGCTGAAGGATCAAATGCATTAGATGCTTTTAATGCTGGAATAATAGCTTCATTTAAAAGCTTATCGTTCTTAGCAACTTTATTGATAGTATCATTTTGTATAACTTCAACAGAGATGTTACCATCTTTGTCAACAGTTCCTGTAAAGTCAACTGGTCCTGAGTTAAACTCTGTAAATGTATTCTTTGTCTTACCATCCATTTTGAATGTTCCTAACATGTCTGTAGCTGTAGGAGTGGTGGCTGTTACTGCAGGAGCAGGTTTAACCACTGGAACTACAGGGAATTCAAAATCAATAAGCGTAGCATATTTCTGTTTGAAAGAATATGGACGTAATGTTGAAGGTTTATCAAGAGTGGTGGTTAGAGGAGTGTTAGCTGTATTTCTAGCTGAACCATCTGGGTTCTTAGAAGCTAATAGGTATGATTGGTAGTTCTTCCATTCAATCTCTTGAAGACTTCCATCCTTGTATGTAAACTCATAGAACGGAGCACTGAACTTCTTAGATAGGGTGAAGTTGTTTGTATTGTGGTAGGTGTTAGTTAATTGTTCTGTGATTTCTTTCTCTCTGTTTGCTATATCATTAATTGCATATCTCTTACCACCTAAAAAGATCTCAGCTGATTTAGCATCTATGAACATCTGGTTAGAACCAGCTTTTGTAACTGCTCCTTTGGTACGTAGATATAGAACATTCTGTAAGTATTCTGCATATTTAGGATTGATGTCCTTTGTCTTCAAGAACTCATCACTCATAGCTTTTATCACTTGATAAACATTCTGAGCTTTCTCTTTTCCAAGAACAGCATTCTTCAAGAAGAATAATGTATCACCGTATTGAATTACAGGAGTTCCTTTAGGAAACTGTATGTTCTTTCCTTGATGATATACATTACCATCTACAGGAACTATAACCAGTCCTTGTTGTCTAGATATTTTATTCTCAGGAATAACAATATCTCCTACATGGTTTCTTTCATATTTACCATTAACCTTAGGGGTTTCAATAGCAATACCTCTTGAGATGTTGAACTTATAGGTTTTAATTGTTGTTCCTGCATCTTTGAATAACTGCTCTCTTTTAATCCTCCAAGCTTTAGAATAAGCTTCAAATGCTTCTTTCTCTCCAGTTCTAAATCTAGGAATACGGTTACCATCTTTATCTGTACCTTTGTAGTAGATATCAGTGGTAGGCATGGTTTGGAATATCACCTTACTAACATCAACAGGTTGTCCCACTTCACCAAGTCTTTCACCATTCTTATCTATGAAATAGTTCTTTCCACCATCTTGTTCTATAAAAACTTGAGCTACTAATCCTTCATCTACATTTGTAGATTGAGACATATCCTCTCCATTATAAGAAAGAGCTGTAAGCCCCTCAAGTCCAAGAACTTTCTCTTGGTTAGGGGTTACAAGAAATGCTCTAAGATTTTCTCTGTTCTTAAAGTTCTTAGCGTTGTTCAAAAACTCTCTAGAGTTTCTAACATGTGTAGCATCTTGAGATACATCTTCTTTTTCAGTTTCAGATGTACCAGCAGCAAAGAACTCAGCAGCACTTTTTAATTTACCTTCAGGTATTGAAGAGATACCAACTTCTTCTTCAGGAGTACCATTATCACCAGATGCTAGTTCTATCTGTGTGATTTGTTTTTCTATCTTCTCAGAATCCTTCTTTATCTCAAGAGCTTCAGCCTCAGCCTTTGCTTCTTCTTCTGTAAGTTTATTGTTCTGTTCTTTCTGACTTTTGTAAACTCTATCAATATTATTTGTAACAATACCAACCACTTCATCAAGAGCACTGTCACTGTTTATACCAAATAGTCTCCTGAAGAAAGTTTTAAGATTGTCAACAAAGTTTTCCCATACACTTCTTTGTGTGTTCTTATATGGAATAGTGTCAAGATATCTCTGGAAATCTCTATTTGAAAGAGCCTCTGTAGCAAATTCTTCTATATCCTTAAATGCATAAAACTCTCCATTTTTTAAAAGACCGTTGTTTGCATACTTATTCTCATCATTTTTAAAATGTTCTTGAACAAATTTAAATAATGGTTCAAGTTCTTTATGGAAAGGATCACTTTTATCAAGTAGTGCATATACAGTGAGGTCATGTCCTATTTCATGAAGCATTACATACTCAACAGGCATTGTAACTCCTTCATAATCATCAGAATTATATTCGTAGTTTATTGTACTAACAGATGCTGTTGGACTTGAAAGATTAGTTTTAGATATCCCAGGAACATTAAGTGTTCTATCTCCAAGAATAATCTTAGAGTTCCTGTCTGTATACTTCATGAACTGAGCAGCAAGTTCCTTCTCCATAGTTGTAGCAAATGGAGATTCTGTTATCTTCTTGAGAACTTCATACTTACTTTGCTCACCTTCACCATACTGACTTACAAGATCATCATATGTTCTTTTATCTCCCTTAAAAGGAAGTCTACTTTGAGCTTGCCAATTTTTACCACCTTTAGTTTTTTGTGTAGGAGTAGTTCTGAACTTTTTACCTTCTTCGTTAAATTCTTTTCTTTCTCCTGTCTCATCAAATTTACCAGGATTGTCTGTCATTTCTCTATATTCATCCAAGAATTGTCTTCTTCTTAAAGACATTTCCACAACATCCTTAAGACTTTGTTTAACATCAGGAGTTGATATAGGATCGCCATTCTTATCAAGTTCATTTAATTGAGAAGCTAATGCTGTAGATGAGTCACTAGATAATTCAGAATCAATAATACTTTGTACATCTATTCCTTTATTAAGTGCAGTTGTTGAAACCTCAGGAATACGAAGATCATAGTCAGCCACTTTACTAGCTGCATATACTATCTTATCTATAACTGCAGGAGAATACTTTCTTTGTTGTTTACCATTCTCATCTAATACTGGAATTCCTTTTTCATCTGTTATTATTTGACCAGAGAATCTTAGATTAGTAGATTTATATATTTGTTCTGTATTCTTAGCTACTCTCTCAAAGTTAGAAAGTCTTTTTTGATAAGATTGCACTGTATCATTTATGTTAGCAAGACCTTGTTGTTTAAGCGAAGCTAGTCCTTGATCTGTTCCACCATTTTGTCTAAGTTCCTGAAGGTCTTCCATCACCATATCAAACCTACCATACTTGATTCTTGGAGCAAGATAGTTATGCATCATATCTGCATTAAGATCCATTGCTTCAAGTTTATCTCCTTGCATGATAGCATTTTGTTGTTGTTCTTGTAAAACAACACCTCTATTAGCTGAAGCAAGTCTATCTTTAAATGAATCTCTAAATGTAGGAGCATTATTAAGACCATCTACAAACTGTTGTGTATTACTCTTTAATGCTCTAGCTTCTCTAATATTTCCTCTAGCTTGCATCAATCCACCTGTAAGACCACCAAGAATAAAACTTTCCCAACCTTCTTTAGAATTAAAAGCACCTACACCTTCACCTTTTTCATTTTCACCAACTGCTCCATGTAAAAATCCATCAACCCAAACATCTGCAGCTTTTGATTGATATGCTTTATTGTAATAATTCTGTGTACCAGTTTGTACTATTTGCTGTACACTTTCTTGGAATGCTTCTTTAGGATCAAATACATATTTAGAAACTCTTCCAGATCTATCTATTATTTTACCAAATAATGTTTTAGGCCCAGGCTTAGTGATATATTTACCTTCTTTTAATAGCACTTCTTCTGTTTGTCCAAGAAGACTATTTGCAGCTTGTTTTTCTGCAGAGTAACTAGAACCTATTAGTTTAGGAAGTTGTGCATATTCTGTTATACCAAGAACTGCAAGGTTTGCAAGAAATGATGTTTTACCTACAGACTCAGAATATTTATCTATCTTGTTAAGATCTTCTCCTATGGGATCTTCCCCATTGTGACTATCTTTCCATTGTTGAATTAAATTATCTCTGAATTGTTTTTGTGCTTGTAATGCTTCAAAAGACGATTCTCCTGCAGAAGAATATACTGCAATTGCAGTTCTTCTAGCAGCTTCTCCAAATTTAGAAAACTGGTTAGTTGTTTGAGCAATCTTTGCTAGTTCAGAAGCTTTAGTTGTTACATCAGCAATAGATGATATTTCTCTTTCAAGTATTGCAGCAGCTTCAATATTTTTTCCAGAAGAAAAAGCTCTTGCTGTATTTCTTAATAAAGGAGTGAATATTTTAAATGCTTGAGAAGCTTCAGCTGCAGTAGCTCCTTCAGCAGCTAATCCACCAAGAACTGCCCCTGTACCTTTAAGAGCAGCGTTAGCAATATTACCTGATAACATTGCACCTACAGCAAATCCTGAATTCTTAATTAATTTGTCAAATAAGAAATTTGTTTTAAACCAGTTATCTGTAGAATACCATGCAGCATTTTTCTCTACATTAGTATAGTAGTTTGGTAACCAGTTTTGATCAACTTCATTATTGTATTCATCCAAACCTCTCATCACCTCATTATCCCATATATCAGCAAGTCTTCCAGAGAAGGGAGCTTTAGCTGCACCATATAACATACCAAATCCACCAGCCACTGTTGTAGCTGCTAGATTAAGTCCTTTAAGAACACCATTAGTTGCTTTATCCAAATTAGACTGAGCATATGCTTTTTGATCTTCTATATCTATGATATTAGCATCATATGTAGCATATCTTCTATTACCATAAAGTTCAGCTGCTGAAACAGTTGGTAACATTTTTGATACAACAGGTCCTTTTCCAAATATAGGATCAACCTCAGCTTGTCTTAAATTACCACCACTTGTAAGAGGAGCATAATCAGAAGGAACTGGTGTAGCAGGATTATCTAGAACAGGAAGTGCTTTCTGAGTATTTGCTAAAATTGGATTTAAATTTTTATCAAAATCTGGCATAGTGTTTTTTTACTTAATGTCTAATTGAGAATAATCAAAATTTGGATGTTGTGATTTTAAATATTTTAAAAGAACATCATCTGTTAAAGCATTCAAGTTTGTTCTACCTTGATCAAATCCTACTCTTGATAGCTTATCTATTCCTGAGATAGGGAAGTTTTGCCATCTACCATCTTTTTTCTTTACATTTATCATTGGAATATAAAGGTCAGGATTACTAAGATCTTGATCAAGATCTGCTGTAATATTCATTCTTCTAATTCCTGGGAAATTACCAAATGCTTTTTGCATAAATGCATCATCTGCATTACCTGTAATATTTGTATTACCTCTTCCTAATTTAAGTCTTGTGGATTCTTGTACATTAGCATTAGCATAGTTAGCACCAAAGTTAGCAATGATGTCTTCTCTACTAACTTTTATTCTTTGTACTTTCTTAGGATCAGATTCACTCTTGAGAATAACTTCATAGTTGTTCCCACTCTGCTGTACAAATATTCTTGTATCTTTAGAATTTTTACTTTCTAACATACCAGATGCTGTTTCAGGATCATAGTTAATATCAGCAGAAGTTCCTCTAGCAATTGTTGCTGTAACAAGAGCACTAACTTTACCTAAGGTTGCTGAAGTAGGAGAACCATCTTTGTCTGCTCCTAATGCTTTAATTTGTGGTACAAAGTCTGTTACTAAAGGTGCAAGTTTTTGTTTATATATTTCATTTGATTTATTTACCGCACCTTTTAAACTTGTTACTGCGGATGCGTATTGATTAGTTACATTTTTTACTTGATTTCTAATACCGCTATACTGTTCTCCTGAGCGAAGATTTCCATACAATACACCTTGCATAGATTCAACAAAATCTCTTTGATTTTTATTAAGATTTTTTGTATCAACTACTGTGATTGATTGAGTTGTACCACTACCCATTGTTAATCCTGGAGATCCTCCTCCAAAATCACTAACTCTTTTACTACTTGTTGCTGTTTGTATTCCTAATATTTCTTCTGGAGTAAGTTTTATATTTTTACCAGCCCAATTTATATTTAAAGATGGTTTATTTGCAAGAGCAATTCTCCTTGTTTCATTAATACCTGCTTCTTTATCAGCTTCAGCTCTTAATTGATTGCTCTTTTTTTCTAATGCTTGTAGATAGTTTTGTTGTTTTAATATCTGTTCAACGGTTCCCATGGCTTTTGCAGGGATATCCATCTTCTTATTCAACATCATATTTATCTGAGTGTCATTATACCCAGCATCATTTAATGTCTTACGTAATCCTTTTATTTCATTTGCAACACCATCAGAGTGCTCAACATACATTTCACTTGCCTTTAATGTATTGTCTGTTGGATTACCAAGAGTTGTCCATGGACTATCTACACCATAAATCTCAGCTTTCTTTAAAGCATTTGCTTCAGCATCTATCAATAATTTTTGTCTATCTATAGCAATTTTATCATCCGCTTGTCTACTAGTTACTGAGAACTCATATCTTTCTCTATTCTCTTTTTGTATTCTAAGTTTTTGTTCCTCCACCCAATTCAACTGTTGTCTTGCTGGATTTGTAACATATTGCATAGTCTCATTCTTCCAAGAGAAAGCATTAGATAGTTCTTTTATAAATCCATCTTTGTATATAGAAGACTTTACAGCATCTGGATTTTCTAAAGCATCTTTTAAATTTTGATTTAGCTGTTCTTGTAATGTTCCTGGTTTTCCGTCTTTACCAACTAAAGACTCATAGTATTCAAGTTGTTTATTTATAGCATCTAATTGTGTAGGATCTTCTGTTGTCTTTTTCTTATCATTTAACAAATCTATGGTAGCTACAGCTTCTGTTCTACTAGACTCATAAATAAGTTTAGCTCTTTGCTCAAGAGCCTCTGGAGTTACACCCCTAAACTGATACCTTGCGTCTATTGATAGCTGATTAACATCGTCAGGAGTGAGAGTTGCAGATATTGCTTCTTTGATTTGTCCTTCATCAATTCCTTCTATCTTATAGCGTTGCATAGCATCAGCTATCTTTTTGGTGTTAACCTTTCCATCAACAACCTCAAAAGGAACATCATATTCTTGTAATTTGGGATGTAATAGTTTAATAGCCTCTAATGCTCTCTTTTTTACATCTGTGTATTGTGTATATCTACCACTAAATGATCTACCAAGATCTTTAGATGAAATATACTCATTTGCTTTCTCATTAAAATCCCAGATATTAGCTTGAGAAGATTTACCTGCTTTTACAGCAGACTCCATTTCTTGAGCTTGTTTTCTATACCAAGCTGTAGAACTCACTGCAGTTTGTACATCTTTATCCTTTCCAACTTGTCTAGCCATACCTCCAACAGAGTTAACTAGTTGGAAGTTAGAGAAGTCTCCTGCAGCAAATGTCCTTAGATTAGTACCAAGTTCATCAACTTTAGATTGCAGATATTCCTTATCTACATCTCTTATAATATCAAGGCCAACAACTTTGTCTATTTCACCCTGGATTTTCTTATACCCTTCTTCATATTGGGCCTGCTTTTGCATACCCACTTTCACCATAGCATCAACTGGTAGTTGTGCTACGTAGGGGTTAAATTGGGTTATTGCGTCTGTAAAACTTGCCATGTTAAATTAAGTTAGCAAATGTAATTAAAAATAATAAGATTACCAAGAACTGTAACGGTTTTTGGTAATCTTGTATAATTGAATTGGTTATAAATTTTTGATTGCTCTTACAATATTTCCATTCTTATTGTTCTTGGTCACCTTTTTACCATTTTTACTTTCTTCTGCTTTTGATTTTCTAGTGCCTACAATATTACCATTAGCATCGTATGTAAATTCTAAACCTGAAGCAAGACCACCGCTTCCTCCTTTAGAAGAAGCACCTGCTCCAGAATAGTCAAACTGAGCAAGAGGATTCATATTAAGTGCTCTACCACTAGCATCAAATCGATACTTATACATATTTTCGTATATACCTAATGTCTTGTTTTCCAACTTGTTCTTAGCAATCTTATCAGCTACAGACTTCATAGCCTCTAGAGCTTGTTGTTTAGTGGTACTCTTAGCTTGCTCTTGTCTCACCATTTGTGTATCTAGGATACCAAGGTTCTTAAGCTGAGCATCGTTTAGAAGAGCTCTGTTTCCTTCATACACTCTTTGTTTCTCAGCTTGGTTAAGTCTAAATTGGTCTCCCAACACTTTACTATTAGCTGCATACTTTTGAGCTGCAAGAGCTGAGAGAGCTTCAGGGTTATATCCCATTTGTCTCTGGATAGCATTGAAGTCAGCTTGGTTAGCGTTCATTTGGTCTTGTAGAGATATATCCATTGGTGTTCCTAGATCTGGACGATATAGCTGAGCTTGTACAGGTTCTAACTGATTCATAGCAAGAGCTGCCATTTCAGGATAAACTTGTGAAAAATCAAATGCTTCTTGGTCTGTAGGTCTTAGGTATTCAAGAGCTTGGTTAGCATAAGGCATCCAATCAAAACGCTTCTTAGGTGGAACTTTATACAAATTCTCATCAAAAGTATTTTCTATTGGTTCCATTGGTACTTCTGATGGAGCAGCTGGTATTATTGTTACCTTTTTATCAAGAGGAGCCTTCCCAAATCTTTTTAGATCTTCAGTAACTTTACCAGTTTTATCGTAGTGAGTTCTAGACTTATCCTTATGAACAATGTAATAAGACTTGTCAGGATATGTGAATTTTAGTTCACCACTAGGAAGAGTTTCCATTTTAGGCTCTCCTCCTTTTACAGTTCTTTTACCTTTATCAGCTTGAGGAATGTGTGTACCGTATTTAGCTTGTTCTTTCATAGCTTCTTTATCTATTTTGTATTTACCTTTAGCAAGAGCATCAGCATCTATACCACGTTCTTCTGCTGCTTCATTAATTGCATTCTGTACAGCAGAGGCATTTGATTTTCTAAGAGCTGCTTCTTTAAGTTTCATGTTAGCACCCTGGATGGTTGCCTGAAGAGCGTCAAACTTAAGTTTGTCAAATGGTGTGTACACCTCTAGAGCATCAAGTTCATTTGTAGCTTTTTCAACGATCTTGTTCTGTTTAGCCTCATCTTTACCAAGATCAGCTACATAGTTCTTGAACTTCTTACCCTTAGCATTCTTATCACCTATTTGATCTAGGAAGTGGTTAGGGATCTGAAGGTTACCAAATACCACCATGTTCTTTTCTCCTGTTTGAGGATCAAGCATTTCGGTTGCTGGTTCACCTCTTTCAACTTCTACATCAGCATCAGCATCTCTAGATCCATACTCAGCATAGTCTGTCATACCGCCATCACCATATTTAACACCAATACCTGTATGTCCATTACCATCACCTTCTTCATGAGACTTACCTCTAAACATTACAGTTTCTCCTGTACCAGGCATATATGGATTATAGGAAATAGGTTCTGCATATCCACCCCATGTAGTTTTTAGTTCACCACCAAGAGCATATTGATCTGTAGGGAACATGTTGTTTTGTGTAATACGTCCACCAGTTCTCAATGTATCCATCATAGAATCTCTCTTGAGAAGATCGTTTATATCATATTCACCAAACTTTGCAATAACTTGTGGTTGCCAATCGTGAGATACCCAACCACCTTCTTCCATATACATATTATTTCTTGCCTGTACAGCTTGAGCTCCACTTGCAAATGCTGCTTTTTCAAGATTTTCTCTTGTTCTTTTTTGAGCAGCTTCCATCTTTCTCTTGTTCTTATCAAGAAGACCACCAGTGATTGTACCAAGAGTTTGACCAATAGCTTTTCCTGCAGCACCACCTACACCTGGAGCAATTATATTACCTGCTACTTCACCTACAGCACCTCCTATATCACCACCAACATCACCTCCTGCATTATCTCCTGTAGCAGCACTACCAATACCTGAACCAAGTTGACCTATCATATCCCAAGGAACTCCACCCCCACCTGCTAATCTATGATAACCACCATGCCTGTATTGTTTAATAATATCACTCTCACTCATAGGCTCATATCCAAGATCTGAATAAAGATTTCCAGGATTGTACATATTCTGTATCTCTGTAGGATTACCACCTATTTGGCTGATTGTTGTACCATCTTTAGCTAGATAGTTTGTACCTACACCATATGAAGGAGATAGTTGATTGGGTTGAACCAATGCATCTTCTGGTCTTACATATCTACGTTTAATTTCTTCTGGTCTTGAACTAGCTGCTTGAAGAGTGAGGTCACTAATTTTTGCTGTAGATTCAGCAAGCTTTCTTTGTCTTTTTTCTTCTTTAAGATTTCTAAATCCTTCATAGAGCCTACCTGCAAGACCAAATGCTTTTCCAAAATCAGGACCTTTACCTTTACCTTTAGCATTAGCGGTAGTTGCTAAAGAAGGATTTACTCCTGTTCCTGGTCCTGTTTGAGGAGTTCCTGTTGAAAGGTTTGGATTAAGTTTAAACTTAGAAGTTTCTTGATAGCCTGTATCTTGTACACACATTTGCATACTCTCATCCCAAACTTGTCCCTCACCACAATCATTTATTCCATTTTGAGCTTTACGAATATTCTTACCTGTTCTTCCAATAGAAGTACCAATAGACATTCCTCCCATATTAGTTTTGGCTACATCTATATCTACATTATCTCCTTTTGCACCACCCATCATACCCCCAAGCTGATTTAGCATTCCACTAATATCAGGACCACCACCACCTTGTGTTTGTTGTTTTTGTGCTTGAGCTTGTTTGTAAGCCATGTCTGCTCTTTCAGCATCTGTAAGTCCTGTTACTGCTTTATCATAACCACTGTATATATCTCCAAGATTCATCATACCAGACATTGTGTTTGGAGCACCTCCACCTATGTATGCACCAATTTGTGCTATAGGAGGATTACCAAAGTCTGTAAGTTGTTCAAATTTATTTACTTGTCTACCTTTCTCAGCTTTTGGTTTTTGATATCCTACTTTATAAGCCTTCTCCATTGTTTCTTTCATCTCTTTTTTATTCATTGGAGCGGTCATATTGTAATCATTCTTTATACCCTGTAAAATATCTCCTGGAGTTAATATATTTGTTCCAGGAAACATTCTGTTTACAGCTGAAAGATTACCTTCTTGACTTAAAGCCAACCCTGCTGATGGTAAAGGCATTCCTGTAGTGGGATCGTAATATTTAGAATAGGCTTGATCATCTCTTCTCATTTTTCTGTTACGATTCTCAGCCATTTGTTTTGCAACAAAATATTCATTAATGTTTACAGAATCTCTGTAAGGACTAGCGTTATATTCTTTCTTAAGCTGTTTCAATTCTTCCTTGTCCATTTGACCACTTGGATTACTTGTTTCAGTATAAGATTGTCTAAGTTGAGTTCTAGGATTAGATTTACATTCAAACTCAGCATTAGCAGCTCTCTGTACCCATCTGTCAGCATTTTGAAGTTTGTGGACAGCATTACCGCCTTTTTTAAATTCTTTTGTAGAAGTTACACTCTTAGGCACAAGTAATTGAGAAACTTTAGTTTCAGGAGAAATAGTATTTGCATCAACTAAACTAGGATGTGCAACTTGATCAACAATTACATCTTTTGCTTTCTTACTAGCTTCTTTTGATCCTTGTTTAAGGAATTCTTTTGCAAATTGTCTTTCTCCAAGTTCAGCAGCTGTTATGAGAGATGTTGCTTTTTTAATAGCTTTAATTGGATCAAGTTCTTTTTTAAGTAGTTTAGATCCACCTGTTCCTGGACTAAATGCTCCAGCAATAGCTCCTGCAAGAACAGGATCTGCCACAGCTCCCAATACAGGTCTCATAGAACCTTGTTCCACTCCTTCATAAATCGATGTTCCTAGATTACCTGCCATTTCACCTAATACAAAATCTAGAGGATTAAAATCATTAAAACTAACACCTCCTGAAGGATCTTTTAAATAATCTATCTCAAACATATCTTTTGCAATCAATCCTGTAATATATGCTTGTTCAGAAGCAGTCATATCATCATACTGCTTAGTTTGTCCATTTGGTAAAGTGAATGGTTGATTATTCTTTCTTGACTCTCTTGCAGCTTCTTGAGCTTCTTGTTGTTTTTTCTTTTCTGCAAACTCTTTCTTTCTAACATTAGCCATAGCTTTAGTACTAGCAGCTACATTTTCTTTACTTTGTCCCACAGTGGATGTGCTTACAGGACCTGTTACAGTTTTAACAGTACGTCCTGTTGATTCTGCTGCAGGCATGTTAGCTCTAGCAAGATCTCTTGCATTAGGTAGAGTGAATTGAGCATTCTGGTTTTTAGGAATAGCATCACCAATTTTAGCTTTTCTAAACTCTTTACCATGAGCTTTCATGAATGCTTCTTCAGAAGGATATTTCTTATAGAATTCCTTTTCAGATTTAACACCAGCGATTTTTAAGATTTTATCTTTCATGTTGCAAATTTAATTGTATTTATCTAACCAACCACCTGTTGATTTTTTGTTTAATGGGTATTCTGTAACCTTCTTACCTTTGAACTTATACTCTTGCTCTGGATACATCATCTGTACATCTCCTTTATCAGAGATTCCAAGAACAGGATAGGGAACACCTTGCATTGTTATTTGGTTTGAGCCTATTTCTGTTATCTCTCCAGGATGTGCCCATTGTCCTCTATCATCTTTTATAACACCACCATCTTTGTAATAAGAGTCTACATATTTTACAAACTCTGGATTTTGTCTAAGAACATTGTCTCTAATATCTACAACCTGTTTTCCATAAAGAGGATTTTTTTTCATACTAAGTCCTTCTTTTGGAATAGGAACACCATATATCTTCTTCATCTCAAACCCATGATAATCTTTTTCTGTCTTTGGTGTTATAGTTCCCATACCATTATAAACCTGTAATCTTAAGTAGGGGTCTTTAATCTTAAGTCTATCAGCCTCCTTCATTTTACTTTGATACGCATTTATAAATGCATCATATACATCACCTTTACCCCAATCTCCAAGTATATGTCCTATATTATCATCTGTTTTTCCCCAACCAGTTTCTTGAAACGCTATTGATGCTAAATTCCAAACATCATCTTTGCTTAATTTTTTTTCCTTTGCCTTTTGCATCAACCTGTCCATGTGCTCCATATTATAATTTCCTGATGTAAGGTCTTTATTAGGATTCATAGCAAGTCCTGTAGTCATTCTTACTTTACGAGGATCTTTAATTGTCATCATCCTTGATGTCACTTTTTTTGTAGGAACATTACTTTTAGCAGCTCCAAGTGAGATCATAGGTGCAGGAGTAGGAGTTATTGGTTTTTTTGGAACATCTATCGGATCTATTAATTCTATTCCTTCATCAGCTATAGGAATAAATGATCCATTTCTACTGATACTTTTTGGTTTCCAATCTAGACCATGTTGATAGTAGGTCATACCATTCTGAGCTACAGGAGCTTGTTCACCAGGAACAGCTGTCACCTCATTAAACACACGCTTGTATGTAGGAACATTGTTCTTAATAGAATTCATGAAATCTGATATCTCAGACTTGTTCTCACTACCTTCGTAGTTCTCTAGATACTTATTAAAGTTTGGATGGTTTTTTAACAGCTCTGCTTTTTCCTCAGGAGAAGTTGATGATCCCATCCACTTTCTAAAATCAATCATCTCTTGTGCCTTCTCATCAGTGATAGGTTGAGATGGATCTATTTCAAATACATCAAACATTCTATTCCTTCTTGTATAAAACTCAGTGGGCTTTGTTACATACTTTGACCAACTTCTAGTCACATTACCTTTAGGAAATCTCTCTTTAAATTCTTTAGGTGAGATTATAGATTCCTCAATGATTCGTTGTTCATTCTTAGGTAGGCTCTCATATACAGAATGTCCTATTTCATGCTCTAATATTTGAAGTTCATCATAAGGATCATAACCTTCTGAAGTTACCATTTGATTATTGTATCCTACAGTGTTTGTATCTGGATAGTATAAACCATATGCGTTTAATTTCTGCAAACGCTCAAGTGGAATTTCTTCAATGTTTACATTTTGTACAGCCCCACTAGCAATGTCACCACTTAGATTAGCAGGTCTGTTAGAATAAAAGTCAAACATGCTTTGTCTAGCTTGTTCAACTTCAGGATCAGTTTGTGAAATAATTTCTCCAGTTTGAGCACTAGCTTTTGTCTTCTTAGCATATGGACCATTAGAAGGAATACCCTTCGTGCGTGCGTATGTGAATCCTACAGTTCCAGGAATAGAACCACCCATAGCAAACTGCCCACCCCATGCAGGAGAATAGTTTCTACCTACATTACTATATCCTTCTCCCACCCAATTCTCTGGAGCAGAAGAACGTCCTTCATTAGCGTTTATTTCTTTACCGTATTTATCTAACCAACCTTTCATTATTTGTAAGAGATTTGAGCAGGAGCTGTTATAAATTGACTTACTAGGTGAGCATCAGATCTGTTATCTAGGATGTGTCTTACTTTTAGTTCTTTAGCTCTGAGGGGTTCTTTTTTAAATGATCTTTTTCCATAATCCATATTCGATTGATTTACAATCTTATCTACTGACATAGAAGAACAGCAGTCTGTTATAAACAAAGGTACGGATTTATTTTTAACTAATGACCAAAAAGTGTTATATTGATAAAAATTATCTGATTTTGTATATGTAATAACTTTACTATTAGGATTGTATATGGGGTATTTCATATACTCCTTTAAGTTGTTCATGGGTTTTGGTACGAGCTCTAGAATACCAGAAGACTGTTGCCCATTGTATAAGACTGCTTTATTAAACCATCTATCATCTGTTTCCACCCTAGCATTATCATTCCATACACCATCTGTGTTTGAAAAATACTTATAAGCTTTGGTGTAGTCTTTTACATTCTGTAGGATTTCATCCTGGAATTGATAGGAGAATGGATATTCTATAATGTATGGTTCTATGTTTCCATAGAAGTAGTTATATAGGACAGGGTTTGTCAAGTGCCTCCAGAGAGTTGCTGTGTTCTTATTTTCAAATCCTATTGTAGCAAGCTGTGCTGTATCATACTGTAGAACAGAAACTCTAATTTCTCCTGCACACTTACCAACACACCCACCTAGAGATTTAATAATCACCACACTAACATTCTTATCCACTATATATGACATCCCACTAATAAGATCTTTCTTAGATACTTTTTCTGATAAGACATTTCCATAGTTGTCTGTAACAGAAAAAGGACCTGTGCGTAAACCTGCTTTAGTCAGTTTTACCACTATAATCTTTTCATTTGGTGCTAATTGTATTTCCATTATGGTATTGCTGTTGTAGTAGTTGTTGTACAATCGTCATTTGTTGTGCAAGATGTATTTCCTCCAGATACAGTTACACCGCTTCCCACTGCTAAGTTCATATTTGTAACACATATATTAATTGTTGTTGATGCAGGAATGTTATAATTAATTGTCTCACCAGCACAATTTACATAAACAAGAGGAACTTCACATAATGTAGTGTTTGTTAACTCATAACAGAAACAAGTGGTACATCCAGGACCATATAATGATACAGTTACATCACCTGGTGTAAATGGTTCTGTAGAAGAACAAAGTTTTATAACAGGCTCTGTACAAGAACAAATTTGATAGTATTCACGATCTATATTTACCTCAACTTCTGCACCAGTTGTACAATCTGTATAAGATGCAACATGTATAGTTGACGTAGGATTATTTATAATGTATGTTGAGCACAAAGGACAAATGGTTGTTGTTGTACTAGTTGTACAGTTAAAAGTTGTTGTTGAAGATGTTGTACTAGTTGTAACAGGAGGAGTGATATCAATAGCACTACCTTCAAGATCACAATCTAGAGATACAACTTGACCGCTAATATCACAACCAAGAGTGGTTGATGTTGTAGTTGTAGAAGGTGCAGGTTTACAATCTATACATTTAGTTGTTGATGTTGATGTTGTAGGAACAAATGGAACTTCTTCACCAGCAATAGCCTCAATATCACATCCTCCATTCAATCCTGAATAGAAGAAGTTGTTCTCTCCTATATAAAAATTTGGAATATATGTATGGAAAGAAATCCAACTCTTTGTATTCATATTGAATGAAAGAGTCCAGGATTTATTACAGAAATAGTCAGGATCTGTAACATCCACTACAGTTCTAATTGTTATAGGTATTAAATTATTTTGATCAGACATCTTTTATAATTCTGGGTTACTTATTGATGAACAAGCCTCAGCACAACTTGTATATCCTCCAGAGAAATCATTAACTCCATATATAGGAGAAGTTATAGCTGGGGACATAACTTTGTATATTACATTCAATGGAGGTGTAGAACTTGTATAAAAATTACCAACTGTAAGATTTGCATTAGGATCAATCTCTGAACAAACAGTTGTTGTACCAATAGGAACAGTACATCCAAAAGGACCATCACAATCATACATTTCAGCAACATATGATTTTACAGAAGGAATTGCTGTTGTTGATGAAGAACTAGTGGTAGATGTACTAGAAGATGTGGAAGATGTAACACACTCTATATGTTGTACCAATTACACTTGGTATACTATCAAATTGACGATTGCCTAAACAATCTACCCATGAAAATGGAACCCTACCTCCACAAGTATTATTAAGAACTTCAAACTCTATACAGAAACAAGGATTAGGAATCTTTGTTGTAGAAGATGTAGAAGTGGGAATTGTACTGGTTGAAGTGGTTGTGGGGCAATAGAAAGCAACTTCTTCTATGTAGAACTCTTTAGTGGTTTCATCATACTTAACCCTTGGATCAATAGGAATGTAGTCAAGCTTTGTTAGAATCACTCTATCATATTTGCTATCATATACACCATGTAGCCCTATTCCATTGAAATGATTATCTGTATCAGCGTTAGGGAAATATCTTAAGATTTCAAATGCAAGATGGTCTGTAAAGAACCTGTTAAGCCCTGAACCAAATCCTGAAAGATCTGTAGCTTGATTACCTCCAAGAAGGAAAACTTGTCCTCTCTTAGCATCAGCTGTTATCTGTCCTTGAGGGATCTTGAGCAACATTTTGTTCTGACTTCCTACATAACCAAGATCTGTTTCTGCAAAATCTATAGGAGGAGCACTTTTGAATAGAGTGTCATTACCAAGATAGGCAGCTTGAGGATTACTTGTTTGTACTGTAAGTAGGGTGTTGTACAATAATGACTTGTTCTCAAACCTAGCTAGAACAGCTCTGTTCTGAATACCATCAAGAGAAATAAGACCTCCATAGTTCTGAGGGAAATCAAATGATGATATTGGACGATATATTAACCAGCTATTTACAACATCATCTACAAAACTTTGCTGACGATCAGAATATATAGCTCTGAATGGAAAATATGTATTACAAAGTCTTGGTTCCCAATCTATAGGAAGATGGGTAAAGAAGTTCTCTTTATTCTGTTTAGAATAAGTTACATTGTAATAGTATGTATTATCTTGGGCTATTGTTACAAAGCTCTCTTGAAACCAATCATCAGGAATATCTGTACTTACGTGAGGCCAGAAGTCTCCTTCTTTATTATTAAATGCTTGTCTAAGATCTGTATTAACACTTGACTCACAATAGAAGTTTGGAATACCGTAAGCAAACAAATAGAAATATCCATCATAATATGTTTCTGTAGTTCCAGCATCCACTTGTCCAGGTGAGTTAGCTGGTCCACTAAAACAGTCAAAGTTGTGAGCTTTGTATGAGATTATGTTAGCAAATGTTTTTCCATTATATGTATAGTCTTCTAGAATAGATCTTGATGAATGCCAATATTTAGGATAGCCAACATTACCAATTTCATCATAGAATATATCAGAATCATCAGGTGCACCTACACGATTATCTATGAAGAATGGAAGTTTTGTTTTAAATGTAAATCTAGAGATGAATGTATCACCACCAAATACTACAGCTTGAGATTTTAAGTTTGTACTAAAGTCTAATTGGAATCCTGTATCTATTGTATTGTAAGAATACATCTGACCCCATTGATTAACAAACTCATTTTTCAAAGAAGCATAGTATGCTACTGTTGTTATATCTTGAGGTTTATTAGGAGCATTACAAGCATTTCTATCAGATATTGCAAATCTAGAAACATCTTCTATTAATCTAAATCCTCCTGAAGGATTCAAACTAGGTGTATCGCATGGGAATGGAAGAGTTGATTTTTCAGTGTCTGTTTTTAAATATACAGAAGATTCTCTATTCCAGTTGTTGATATTAAAGGTATCACCAATTGATTGTACACCAGGAATAAGATATTGAGAGATTTCAAGATCTCTTTGCTTAACTCCAAGATCATTAGGTATAGCTGCACTATAATCATAACTAGCTATAGAGTTGAATGATTGTGCATAGTTTCTTCTTGTAATACCATTTATATAAATAGTGAGATAGGCTTGATATGCTGTAAAAGCACCTGTAGCATCTGTTACACCATCAACTGTTGCTACATTAAATGAAGAATCTAATGATTTTACTTGTGCTTCCTTACTTAAGAGTTTGTATGTAGCATTGTTTCTAACTTGTACAAAATGTGCTCTACCAGCACCATACATTGCACTCTCAAGTTTAAGAATTCTTCCTAAGAAAGGTTGTCCAAATGATGTCTCAGGAGAGTTGAAGATTTGTCTGTATTTTAAATCTTCATCAGTAAATGCACTTAATGGTTTATCAAGATCACATGTGCTTCCTGGATCAACTGTATCTAATAAACTCACTCTTCTTGTACAAGGACATGTCCAATTACAATCTGCGGTATCATCAGCTACATATCCACCAACTTCAACAATTATAGAAGTTATTCCTGATGTATTATTAAATGGATCTTGTCCATCAATTGTTTGACAATTAAGACTGCTATCACCTTGCAGAAATTCTGAACGATCTATAAAATCAGTGTTATCACTTGTAAAAGGATCTTTCCAGAAAACACGATATCCTGAACAGTTTGGTAAAGCAAGTGTTGTGTATGGGAAAGGTACTGGAACAATTGGACCACAACCTGTAGCTCGATACACTTGGTAGTTTGCAGGTCCTATTATAGCACCACCTGTAAGATGTTTAGGTCTTGTCAAAGAACATATAGTGATTGTTTCACCACTCACCATATCTTTGGATGTGGTTTTTCCTGTATTAGGATCTGTAATCTGATAGGTTCCTGTTGTTGTACATCTTATTAACCAGGTCTTTGATTCTAATGAATATGCGTTATTATTTGCATTTATAAACTTGTCCTCATTTAAATCATTATAAGGATAGTTGGGGAAGTAGTATTCTGTTTCTTCTCTTTTATACTTTCCTACATTTCTCAAGATACCCTTAGCAACAATAGACTTGTTTGTACTTCTATCACCTCTCACTATCTTAAATCCAGCAATATCATTCTTTTGTTCACGAGTTAAACTTGATGCTTGAACTAATCCTTCAATTTGATCTATGTCAATCTTAACTCCTATAGGAAATACTGATTCACTTGTTTGCATTTCCACTGAATACTTTCCAGCAACAATAGTTGGTGTAGCACTCTCAAATATAGGACTAACTAGAACATCTGGAAACTTGTGATGCCTAATAGGTTTGTTAGCAAGTTCTCCCCATACAAGTTCATTACAAGGGTAAACTTCTTCAGATTCCCAATATGCAAACTCACCAAATTTATATGGTGTAGCATTACCAATAGGATCTCCTGCAGCATTCCCTGCTACAGAGGCTGTATTATAAATCTTCCAATAAGGACTATATCCTATTCCTGTTCCTGGATCTACGTATGAAGGAGTTCCTACAAAATCATTATTTGTAGAAGGAACATCTGGCACACCTATTTCATTAGGTCCAAGTTCTCTTCCAGGAATATGAAAACCTTCTGTTTGTTTACCATTCTTCAAGAGGAATACAATCTCAAATGCATACACTTCATCTCTAAGATAGCCTCTTAGGTTTGTAGCATTGAGTTCATCAGAATAGTTCTCGGTAGCAGGGATTTTGTATGTCTGCCATTGAAGCTGAATTTGGTTAGCTATTCTTTGATAGTTAACCTTATCTATGGATGTTAGATTATCCCAGATTAGAAGATCTTGCACAGCAGTGAGATCTTGAGCTATTTCATAATATGGAAACTTCTCAAATATATCATTGATGGTAAGTCTAACTTGTTCTTGATTCTGTCCAGTGTAAGTGACTCTTCTTTCGCTATCATCAATAAAGTATGTACCAACTAGCTCTACAGAGGTGATGTTATTAATAGTCTTTATTACAGCTAAGTTGAAATACTTAAAATACCCTGTAACATCAATGTTGTTAATACTTAATACAATTGTCTTACCCACCTCATAATTAAAATTAGGAGTGGTAAGATTAATATCAGCAATAGGGGTGGGATTTGTAACAGAGAAATAAGATGTATAACCATCTCCTACAGAGTCACAATATTGAATAGCAAATTGATATGTACCAGCAATTAAAGATCCACCTGTTGTAACATCTGTAACAGAAAGTTGTGGGATATCAAAGTCTGGTTGTATGTTAAGTTTATTACAATCAATAATAGGAATAGTCTCATTAGCACAAACATCTGTTCCTGGTTTAACTGTATAAATACTTGTAACATCATCTAAGTTTAAGAACCTTCTTTGATTTAGTCCATCTGTCCAATAAATCTCTGTAGTGCAATTTGTGATTTTGTGTACAGCCTTATGTATTGGATATTGAATATCAAAGTTTAAACAATCAGCATTAACATATGTATGATAGATACAATCATTGTTCAACATAAATCCTATCTCAGATTTCTTAAGATCAGGATTAGCTAAGAAGAATACATGCTTGTTTTGTTCTGCAATAAAATGTTCACCTATTACATGATATCCTGTTGGAAAGTCTAAACAAAACTCATTACCAGGTTCATTCTGGTAGTTTACAGAGTTTGCATCAAAATTCTCAACAGAAGCATTCAATGCATAGCTTAGAGTTCCTTTTGGTATCTGATTCACAGACTGGTCCATATTCATACCAGTTCTACCATTATTATACTCAAGCTTTACATTTCCAGCACCTAATGATTGTTCTTGTTCTTCAGCCATTTATTATTGTATTAGTTATTTCTTCTCCACCCATATCTGTTAGTTCTATTGGGGAGCTCATACATGTTAAATCTATTGAGGTCATTCTTTATTCTTCTTTGCTTAGCATAAGCATCTTGTTTCTTAATCTCTATATCAGCCATGATGAATGCTTCTTCTGACATTTGCTTATAGTATACAAGCTTTTGTTGTATTTGTTGGAAGGTCTCATCATTTATCTGGTTCGAGAGAGTTTCAAACATCTTATACTTAATAAAAGCTTCTATGTATTCTCTGATACGATAGTTGTCTGGAATCATTTGATTACCACTATTATCATACTCTGTAGCATAGAATATTAAATGCACCACTCCATTTCTGAAGTTAGTTACAAACTTATTGTCTCTGATATCAAAGCTGTCAGCAGCTGAAGCTCCTGGAGTTGAAGATCTATTAGCAACTCCTGAATATCCATAGAGTTCCCAGTTATTATTATAATCTACACCACAGTTATTTCTTGCAGAAATGTTTCCTGGCTTAAGTAGATATTCTTGTCTATAAGATCTTCCTGATTGTTGATTGGTTTTATATACAGCTTGTATAAGTTCAGGCATACATGTACCATCACATTGAGAATTTTGACATGATGGGTTATTACAAGGTGTACCTCCTATTGTTAGAGGAGAAACTTGTATTGTGGTTTGTGAAGAGGCTTGTGAGTAGAATGAATTAGCTGTTTGATATGGATAGCCAGGAACCTCTGTACACAACCAAGCTTCTCTTACAGCAAAGAAATTATCTGGAAGTCTAGCTTCAAAGTCTTCTATATGAAGAACTTGTTCAGAAATAACATATGAAGATCTTCCTAGTTTTCTAAGACACTTATCGGTGTATGTAGGAAACATAAGATCATCTACAGCCCCTGTATCAAAATAGCTCTTCAGCTCTTCCTTAATAGTGGAGTAGACAATCTCAGGAGATGTGAAATTGTATTTGTAATAATAGCTCATTATTTATTTATTTATTTTCTCCATTCCCTGTAGAGATGTTGATACTTCTCATCAGTTTTAATGTAGTGTGAAAGCAATCTTGATGTTGTACGAGATGGTTTGAAATACCAAAGGTCTACACCTTTAAGTCTTGCTGTATCTTTGAACCACATCCATCCAAAGAAATATCCTTCTGTGTGGTAGTTAAAATTATATATCCTTTTTCCTTTCTCTTTTGTTTTTTGCCAGTCTATTGGAAGATTTACAAACTCATCATTAAGTCCCTTCTTCTTTCTACGCTTCTTCTTATTAATAGAAAACTCACCAAACCCAAAAGGCATTTTAGCTTTATCACCAGTCTCTAATATATAGTTCTTGAAGGATTCATTGAAAGAATAGAGAATATTTCTCCATTCATCAAATGTAAGTTTTATTGATGGGTTCTTCTTACAGAAGTTGTTGTAGTTTTCTTTACTTGCAGATCTCCAATCTATTTTTACTCTCATTAGCTTCCAGCTGGGGCATTTGGTGCTTGTCCATCTATTCCGTTATCTGTTAAATCAGTTTTTAATGTGAAGTAGGTAGATAGTAGTTTCTGAGATGTAAGTTCTAACACTTGCTTCTCTAGATAACCAGGTAGAGCGTATTCTTTATCAAGAGGGTTTTTGCACCACTCTTCATCAGTGGGTTCTCTATCTCCACATCCACATTCAGGATACATAATCTCATTAGGAATATCTTGCTCAAAGAAAGCAGATATTCTAATTGCTTGTAACAATGGATTGCTAACATATAGATAGCCATTCATTATCCAATAGTATTCCTCATTCTTAATGATAGGAAGTTTAAGTAGATTTATATATCTATTTATAGTTATTTCTTTCAACTTCTTACCAGCACCACTCATTGCATTTATTGAATAAACACCTTGAATAAGATATTGGTAGTTTCCTTCAGATATGCGTGGAAGTTTAAATCTACTTCTAGCTACAGTGCAATTATCTACATATTCACAACATTCAGAAATAGGAACTTCCACCATTTCCAAACAAGGAATGGTGGTAAACAATGTACTAGTAGCCCAGAGTTTTCTTAGATTAGTTTCTCTCTTTACTAGCAATAACGTATTGTTTCTAATTTCAGATGCAATTACACGATCTGTAATTAACTCATCTGTAGAAAGCAACTTGTGCGTTCCACGAATATCTGAAACTAATTTTCTTAATGTTGCCATGTTATTTAAATTCTTGATTCAAATTCTCCTATTTTACCATACTTAGGATGATATATGAGCACAAGACCAGCTCTTATGTTATTAACGTAATTATTATCTAAGTGCCATCTATCAGTACCTGAAAGAGAAGGCATTTGTTGTATCCTTACACCTTTCACCTCTTTAGCCATATAGTGATGTTTGTCACCTGTATGTATCTCTCTATATTTAGCAGCACCAAAATCAAAGCTATCCTTACCTGTAGCAAACAATAATGGAAGATCATCTATCTTACAGTTACCATGGTGGTATCCTATGAACGTACTTCCTAACACTACAGATTTAGTTGTTGAGTGTTCTCTCTGGAAAGTAACATCTTCACATTCTTTGAAAAACACCTCTAGAGCATGTGCTAGATAAAATGATTTAGTTCTGTCATGATTGCCCTGAACCAATATCACTTCAACATATTCACTAACAGATCTTAGATAGTTAATAGCTGTAACTAGAAGATCAAATCCCTCTTCATATTCATTATCATATCCTACAAGTACATCTTGAGGTGTACCTTGTGTAGTTTGATTCTGGTAGTTATCTGTATGAAAAAAGTCATTTGATATTGGAAAAACTATCGTACTTATAGTGAATGAGTTTTTTACCTTCTCTACAAGGTTGTGAACAGTTGTAAGATATTGTAATTTTTTTTCTTGTATTGTTTCACCCTCTAATGTTTTTTTAGCTAAATGGAAATCAGCTATAGAAATCTCAATATCAACTTCTTCTCTAGAACTATCATCATCAAGACTGTAGTTTACTATTAGTTCTTTGGGTTGGTAGTTCTCTAAAAACTTAGCAAAATCTTCTGGAGTGTAATCTTTTGGTTGTTTAAGAGTTGCAAACACTGAACTTGTAAACTTACCATTAGGTTTTTGTTTAGTCCAGTAGTTAGAAATCTTATACTTGTCTAGGTTTATTTTATGTAGTTTCGCTAACTCAATGTCATCTTTAGGCTCAAAACTTGTTTCAATTGTAGATTCTAATGTTCCTTTTTCATTGTTCACCTTAATTACCATCTCCTCTAGAACATCAATATAATGTGCAACTTCTGCATCATCTCTCACTCTTTCCTTATTTCTTAGTTCTTTTAATAGCTCATCAACTACTTCTTCTGACACACCTAGCTTTTCAGCATAGACTTTTTTACTTTTCTTCCAGCCAAGCATCTGCTCTAACTGGGAAAGCAAGTTTTGATTTACTGCCATATATAGTTTTTATTGGTTAAATTAGTATAAAGGTATGAATATATTTTATATATACCAAATCTTTTTAACTAATTTAATTATATAAGTTAATCAAATTAGTTATAAAATAAAAACTCCCAGGGTAGAAACCCTAGGAGATACCCTGTAAAACCAACAAAACAGGATTTTTATATTATAATGAACAACTTGACACAGAATCAATTGTTCCTAAACCATCTATTACAGTGAAGCAATCTGAAGCATTAGAATAATATCCATTAACAGCAGGAATTGTTAGTCCTGAATCAGTGTATAAAACAGAAGCTGCACCTAATACAGGATCTGCACTATAGTATGTTGTAGTCACTAATCCTGCACAAGCATTTGCACAACTTGTATCATCATATACTAATTCAAATGAATATGATGGAGTAGCTGTAGTAGTTGTTGTAGTTGTACAGTCAAGATCAGAAGCACAAGGAAGAGTTCCTCCTGTTACAACTAATGAACCATCACCTCCTGAGTATATAAATGAATCTTGTTGAGCACAGATATTTACATCAAAATTTGATAGTTTGAAATTTTGAGGAACACCGTCACAATCTATCCAATCAACTTCATACTCACCTATTCCTGTCAAGTTATAACAGAAGCAAGGAATCTTTGTAGTTGTTGTAAAAGGTGGAACAGGAGGATCTGTAGAAGTGGTTGTGGTTGTAACATTTACAGTGAGGTCTATGTAGTTCTTACAATCTCCACTAGACATCACTCTTATTATAGTGGTTCCATCAGGAACAATGTACGATGTATATCCCATAAGGAGGTCTATCTTTGCAACTCCCACTTCAAATGCTGATACAAATCCATCAACATTTGAATATAAGTTGAAAGGCCCTGTGTCACTTCCAGCTATTGATAATGTAATAAATAATGTCATGTATTGTTTGGTTTTATGCTAAAGTTATTAATATCTGTCTTGATCCAGTTATTCTATAAAGACACCCTGCAGGAAGTGCTGCATCAGCAGCTGCATCACTAGCATATACAGGTAGATTTGTTAATCTAAATTGTAGATTTACAAACTCTGAAGGTCCTTGAAACTGATTCTGATCATTTGCTCCAAGTTGTTTAATTGCATAAGAACTTGCAACTGTACCAGTTCCAATTGGACCACTCTGATTTTCTATCTGTAAACCAACAGTTTCTGCAACTGCTCCAGCATAACCTATAAGTGTATCAGCAACAGGGGGCATAGCTCTATATGCAATAACTCTATCAATAGTACCACTAGGACCTCCAAGAGAAGCTTTTGCAAATTGAGCTTGAGCAGCATGTGCTGAACAAACTCCACCTGAAACATCTCTACCTGTGGCAAATTGAAAATAACTAAATGATCCTGTATATGAACCAGCAACATTTAATACTTGAGGACCTGTACCATTAAATGTAAAATTTACTCTTGAGACATTTCCAAAATAAGAAGTTGCAGTTCCTGTGTATGTTCCTGCAGTTGTTAACTCTGTTGCTGAACTTGAAGCACCTATACTTCCTTTTCCTGTACCTGGAAGACCTACTTTAAATATATTTAATCTTGTATCTGAGTTATCAGTTGGTAAAAATGGTGTAGCACCCATACCTATATTACCAGCAAAATAACTTTGTGCACTTACAGATAAGTTTCCAGTAATAGCTATTCTATCTGTATTAGGGACTGCAGCTGGAACAGGGTTTGGATTAGCAGGACCAGGAATAACAGACAGAGCTGTTGTATGAGTTGGTGCTGCAGAAAAAGTAAGAGTGTTAGCAAGAAGTGTAACTGTAGTGGCTGCTACTAATGGTCCACCTAACTGAATATTGCTTCCAGTTTTTGTAAGACCATTATTTGCTGTAATATTACCAAGAAGTGTAGCAACTGCAGTTCTTCTTGTTATATCAGTACCATCTTGTGTAATTACGTACACTGGAGAATTCTCTGTAACAAGACCTGCGAACTTTAATGTATTTACAGGATCAGCTGTTACAGTTGTAGCAGTTACGAGAGGGCCACCAAGTTGAATATTATTTGCTGTTTTTGTAAGTCCATTATTAGCAGTGTTTGCTAATGTAGCTAGAGTAGCTTTCTTTAGAAGTCCTGTTGTATTATCAATAGATACAATATAATTTGGATTTGAATCTGTAGCAAGGTTAGCTATAGCTAATGTGTTTGCACCAGCTATTGTAATAGTTGTAGGAGTGGTTAGTGTACCACCTAATTGAATATCACTACCCACCTTGTTAAGACCGTTACTAGCTGTAATATTTGCTACAGTACCTAAAGGAGTTTTTCTTATTAGTCCTCCAGTCTCTGTAAGAAGAAATGTTGGTGAACTGTCTGTTGACAATCCTGTTATAGAGAGTGTGTTTGCTCCATTTACACCAATTGTTGTTGGTGTAACAAGGTTACCACCAAGTCTGATGTTATTTAAAGTTTTAGTAAGACCGTTATCAGCAGTTACATCACTAACTATAGCTGATGCTAAAGTTCTTCTAACTACACCAAGACTTGTCTCTGTAAGGATGTAATCTGGATTTGGATCTATTACAAGTCCAGTAATAGAAAGTGTGTCTGTTGAGCTAGTTGCAATTGATGTTGGTGTTACAAGAGGACCACCTAATTGAATATTATTAAGAACTTTATTAAGACCATTATTTGCAGTTACTGTAGATCCAGGAGTGTTACAAATTGAATCATCAATTTTTTGCAAAGCCACACATAACGTATCACAAGATTCTATTCCTGTACATGGAAGATTTGGTCCAGCATATACAACCCCATCACAACTAATTCTGCTGTTAGGATTACAAGGATCATTTCCACATCCAGAGTATATTATTTCTGTATTATAGCAAGGAGTTCCAGGAGAACAAGACATATTATTATTATTTATAGATTAAGGAATGTACATTATATAATAGCAAGCAATTGCTGGTTGATTGTTAGCATGAGGAAGACCACCTCCATCATTTGCAATAGTTAAGTTTGTAGTTGCAGTAAGTGTCACAGGACTAGATGTATAATTTGTAGCATTTCCAGTTTGTACCCATGTATTAGAACTACCAGTTTGATTAGCATCAATTGGATTACCAAATGCTAAAGTGTGTGTGTGAGGATTAGGTGAAATAGTAGTTGGTGCTGAGCTTCCTGGGTGATTGTGTGTAGGTATTTGTTGAATACTTAACGTAACACTGTTTGCTCCTGCTTTTGTAAACAAATTGTATGTTGGATTAAATCCTCCAGGAGCAACTTGAGGATCCATAGGTGAAGGACTAGGTATTGATGTAGCACCTACAGGAACACGTCCTCTTTTATCAGGAGTTCCATTTTCACCATTACATAGATAGATTTTTTCCCAATCATTAAATCCTGCACCTGTGCTATCAAAATATTCAAGAGAACCGTAATATTCAACCACTGTATTAGGGACCATTTTGGTGTAATACTTTCCAGAATCAACAGGAGTGTTTTGATTAATACACTCTATGATAAGATTACAAAGATCTGATAACTTTACATAGTTTGTAGAAAGATCTATAGCTAGTGCAGAAAGATCTGATTGAATACCACAAACCTTTGTGATTATAGCTTGAACAACATCATGTGTATCAGAATTACTATCTATATCTGTAAAACATCCTGTACCGTATGGAGCTTCTATAATATCAATTCTATCATTTGTAGCATCAAGTTCTGTTTGTAACTCACAAGCTGCTTGAATAAGAGCATTGAAAAGATTTACAGCAGTGAGGTCTTCACAAGTTGGAAGATACTTTTGAACTAGATTACATATCACAGTTGTTTCTGGGATAGTTATTTTAATCCCTGTACCATCAAGAGTGGAAGTTAGGAACGTTATCAAAGCTTGCTCTACATAAGATAGAGAATCACCCTTCTTTATACCAAGAACAGGAACATCAATTCCTGTATATTTAACACACTGATCTGATACTATCTCAGTGCAACCATTAAAACAATTTGAACAGGCCATTTATTTATTTTTTAAAAGTTTAACTCTACTAGCAATCTTATTTGTTGTAAACTGACAAGCATAGTCTGGATTGCAAAGTCTATGTGTCAGTATTCTTTTGTAGTTTAACAAGTCACTAATTGCTATACCTTTTATTGGAAGATTTAAAGAGAACACAATATTGTTGTATTCATCTTTAGCAAGCTCTGTAAGTCTACAGTCAATTTCAGATAGCAATGATGAAATGTTAGAACACTCTAAACATTCTGAAAGTCTGGGTGATAACATTTTTTAATTTTTTAACTTGTCCGTTGCAATAAGCACACATGCCATTAATTAATTGACATCCACATCCTACATTAGCTCCACATTTTGAACACTTTGCCATATTAGTAAAAGTTGGTTACATAATTATTACCAGAACAGCCACAATCACTTCTCATGAAGTTTGTAAGCATTTTGTTTGCCTGGTTGTATAGTTTGTTAGCTTGATCAATAGCACAGTTATTAGCTGCTGCTATAGATCCTTGAATAAAAAAGTAAATACTATTTAGATTTACTTTTTGTTGTGTTTTTATAGCCATGTCACACTCCATCATGTCTAGTCTCATAAATGCTGTATCAAACTTCTCTTGAAGCTGATCAACTCTCATTATCGATCTTTCTACAAAATTCTTGTATGCAGGAGCAATTGAATATTTTAAGAAGTATACACCATCTGGTATTGGAAGAGTGTCAGCTCCTACAGATGTTATTCCTAAAGAGGTTGAATTGAATACATTTATTTCTCCAGGATTGAACGGTAGATTAACACTATCAAAACCTGGTACTGTAATTTCAATTGATGGAGCAGATGGGGTTGTTGGATATACAGAGATATCATTAATAGCTAATGTCTTGCTATTATATGTTGGAACAACTAGTATATCTAATTTTAAATCTGCCATAGTGTTTAAAATAATTATGCCAGAGGATTTTGAGAAAGATCCTCTCACCCTCTGGCATAGGTTATATGATTTCTTTTATATTCTCTTAAGGAATATTTGTGCTTGTAGTTGTAGTGCTAGGCCAAATTGTAGTAATTGTACTAGTAGTAGTGATACAAGTGTTATCGCTACTTACATTTCCTAAAGCATCTTCCAAGATAGTCTCAAGAGTACCTGAGATAGCTTGTGGAACAGCAATGATCACCATTGAATCTTCTTTGATATAATCACCCCAGCTATAAGCTGATTTATCATACTCATTGAATTTGATGTAGTAAGTGTTGTAAGTTGTACCATCACTCACCCATGATTCAAAGTTTTCGTTGTAACCAACCATTCTGTAAAGATGCTTCAAGTAACCAGCTTGGTAGCTATAGAAGTTCTTTTCCAATTGCTTAATCTCATCAGATGTTCCATCAGGATAAGAAGAACGCTGAGTGATTACAGCATTAGCAACAATGTTACAGTTGTCAGCAACAATGAAGTCAGCAGTGGTAGCAGGACCAGAATAAACGAAAGTACGGAAGTACATTCTGTCATATTCGTAAGGGAATGCAGCCACATCACAAGGTTGACCATATCTAGTCAAAGCCTTACCAGAGATACGCAAGATAGCATTAGCATCGTTACCAATTCTTTGGAATTGATAGAATGTGTTAAAGCTAATGTTGTCTGGGTTGATACCAGGAGCTTGTTGTTGCAACTTCAAGATGAAAGCATCAATCAAAGCAGGAACATCAACTGTATCACATGGATCACCACCGCAATCACAGCAAGGAGCTTGAACAGTCACTGAACGAGTGAAACCATTGAAATACAAAGTGTCAATGTAAGAAGAGTGTGCACGTAATGTTAAAGTTACGATATCACCACATTTTACATTCCAACCATCTACATCAGTCACCTGTGTAGCAGCTGTAGGACAACCTGTAACTTTGTACCACTCAGTTACATTAGACTTACAAGAACCTTCGATACATCCAGCAATCTTGTCTGAACGCTTAGAACCTTGCAAATAAGTGTTTACTCTACCTTGAGCAACGTAGAAATAAGGGAAGTTTCCAGGGGTGGTTGTAGCCACATAGTTGTTGGAGAAAATACCAACTTGGCCTGGAAGCAAATCTTGTGTAGATCCAGAGCTAGGGAATGAATTTCCTACTGGTACTACAAAGAGCGTAGTTAATGAAAAATCAGCCATTTTGTTTATATTTAATTGTTAAAAATTTATTCGTTTGTTTGTATTCTAAGCTGAGCAGTTTGTATTGCAGATTGATTCTCTGTATACATAGCTAAGTTTTGAACTGTAAGATCTAGAAGTTCGTCCTCAAGATAGGTTTCTAATTCACAATCTTGGTCTACTGAGGGTGCACCGTCAAACTTGATATATCCTTCTTTATCAATGTATTTAGGATATCTCATGTATGTTATGTAGATTTTTGTTGGTGTAAAAGTACCATCTGTAAAGATTGATATTTCATCAGAGGATAAGAAGTTAAAAGTCTCTTGATACTCAAACGATGGTTTGTAATGTTCATTGTTTAGAATGAATTGTAAATCACCGTGTTTAGCAAGATCTCTATTAATCCAAATTTTTCTATCCTTGCACCTTCCCTTATCAGCTAATATATAACTATCTAGATAGAACATATATTTAGGATTGAGAACATCTGTCTTAGCAAACCATTGATTTAGTTGTGGGTTCTTGATTTTAAGTTTCAAAGGTTGATTGTTATATGTAACAACAAGACTTTGAAGATCTTCATAACGCTTCTTGAAAGCATCTAGTCCAAGTCCACTCACTGTGCTCTGACCATCAACCTTTTGTTTTATCAGTTTGATTTGAGCTTCGTTGAGAGCTAAAATCTTATCTTCTAATTGAATCTGTTGATGATCATTAGTAGATAGTTTATTTAGTCTCTGGTCAATTTTATATAATAAACTATCTACTGGTATCATATAGAGGCTAGTTTCTTAGTTTTTAATTTTTGTTCTAGGGTAATTAGTTCATCCTGATTATCATCATCAGCAAGGAACTTAACAAGATCATCTTCATCTTTAGCCACTTCAAACTCACCTTCATACACCTTACCATTCGGTTTAAGTCTGTATACAGAGTGTGTAAGTGCTTGTTTCACAAGATCTTTGATATGGAGAAGGTTTTCTTTCATGTCAGCAAATCTGTTAAAAACTTCTACAGGATTTAGTCCTTGGAATTTACCATTCTTAAATTCTGTTTGTTTCAACATATTGTCTACAAGATTGTAAACCATTTCTTCTTTACTATCATCTGTTATAGGAAGTCCTAACAATCTTGCAACTTTCTTCTTCTTATCAGGAGTCATGCTGTCAAACTTAACAATAGCTTTGTTAATCAATTGTTTCTTCTTGAACATCACTGCATTTTCAATCTCATCATCAGCTACATAGAACTGAGTTTCTGCAGCAAATTCACCACGCTCCCAAGCTTGATAGCTAGAAGCAATTGTTGGATGAACACGCAACCAAGAGAATGCAAGCTCTTGAAGAGGAAGATCTAAATCAAAGTAGTTATCACCATCTAGAAGTTTTACAGATTGTACATGTAATGTGTCTTCTGTAGATGTTGAAAGACCGTAATTCCAGAAAGAAGAACGAGGTCCTAAGTTAACATCACCTAACGCAGCTTCAAGTTTAGCTTTTAAGTTTGTTACACGCTCGATTTCCATTTCTCTCTCAAGAGGATCACTGATTCTTCTGATGTATGCAGCATTAGGATCTAGTCCTGTTCTATACTGTCCATCAAGTTCTTTGTAAGGATACTTGAAAACACCTGTTCCAGGAATCCTTGTTAACCCTTTAGTGGATAGTCCACCTTGCATTGTTTGCAATTGAGAATTGTTGTACTCTTTCTTAATAGTAGAGATTTTTCCTATCTTACCCATGATGTAGTTGTTTTTTATTGGTTTAATTTGCAGAGAAGTGAACATCGAAGTTCTAGCAACTGGGAATTCCCCAATCCTCATCTCTGTAGTTTGAGAAGATGCTCCCTCCACTGAAGGAGGGAGAATCATCATCTCGGTAGGTTAACTCTAAGCAGTTCTTACGGTATGCTTTCGAGTATTATTAGAATTGTGGAATCTCTTCGATCAACACTGTACGTGATAAGTCTTCAATGAACACATCACAACGGTCTTTCATCCAGATTTCATATCCTGGGAATTTGTTAGCAGAACTCATACCCTGAGACTTAGCAAAACCTAAGTGGTGACGAGTACCATCAATATATCCCCAAGTCATAGAAGGAGCACCCTTCATACGAACCTCACGAATGTTGTTAACCATTGAACCATCGCTCATAGGACTAACATCAAACACCATAAATACTGGAGTAGATTTTTTGTTCTGACCGAATTCCAAGTTTGATTGTGGAAGATCAAGTTCTTTCAAGTGAATAAGTTCAACACGTCCTGTTTCACGTGTAACCATTGCATCGAATGCAAAGTTATAAGTGATGTGTTGTCCTTCTCCTTGCATATAACGATTTCCAGAATCAGCCATGAAAGTAAGACCACTGTTAAGAGCATCAGTCTTCAAAGCTTGTTGGAACACGTCAAAACCAGCTTCATTAGTATACATCTTAACTTTACGATCTTTAACATCAACCCTTCTGTAGAAAAGATCTCCAAACACTGAACGAATCAAGTTAGCAGAGAACTCACCACGATTGTATTGTACCAAGTTACCATTGTTACGCATTCTGTGATAAACACCAGCAGATGTACGCTTCAATTCTTGCTTAGAACCATTAGTCTCCAGAACTCAATAAATGGTTCCCACTTAACATCATTACGAGTTAGAGGAAGTTGATTTCTACGCTGAGGAGCATAAACCAAGATATCCAAAGGCTTACCAGAAGCATCTCTCATCATTTTGTCATCAGCCCACTCAGTGATCTTGTGCTCATAACCATATGCAGAACCCAAAGATTCAAACATAGTGATTTGCTCACCCAAACGAGGAAGACCCAAAAGATCTTGATCGAATTCACCAATAGCAGCATCAACCAATTCAAGCTCAATACCTGTTTGCAAGAATGTAGAAGATACGAAATCTACTGTTGGATTGTCAGTCACCAAAGTGAAGCTGTACAAGAATCCCATGTTCCAAGGAACTGGATCTTTGATAACATAAAAACGAGGACCATACTGACGAGAACCCACAGAAACAATAGCGTTCTTAGAGAACTCATTAGTGTCCAAAACAAGAGAAAACTCTTGACCATCGATACCTGGCTTAGATAGATTCATAGTTGAATCTGGAACAGCGATGATTTTAGGGAATTTGTAAGGAACAGCTACTTGCCATTTCCAAGCATCACTATTATTATCAATGTAATAAGGTGTGCTTTTGTTAATCATGTCTAAGAAGTCATTGCTATACAATGAGCTCTGTGTGTAAAGACTGATGATCTTTTTGTCATAATCAGCTGGTTCAGTGCTGTGGAAGCTCTCTAAGTGATTTGAGTCAGTAAGCTTACCTACAGCACGCTTATCCATAGAGGCTACTCTTGCATACGTAAAACCAGTTAAACCTGGGATTGTTTGAATTGCCATTTTATTTGTTTTTTAATTTATTGTTAAATTGTTTATAAAAACCATGAACTTGATTTGTCTTTTGAACTACCTGTTTTGGTTGAGCTCTTGCTCACTTGTCTTGCAACCTCACCAAACAGTTCATTTGACTTCTTACTTATACCAGTCTTTTGAATGGTAGAAAGTGTTGGATCTTTTTCCAAAATCTTTAGAAGAAGAGCAACCTTCACCTTTGTTGCATGGTTTTCTGGTCTCTTCAATTCCAAGATGGTACGATCAAAATCTGTGAGGGTTTCTCCAGATGGTGTTTTGTACTTATCTACTAGTAGGAAGTCTTGTAGTTCGTTTGCTAGTTTTGGATTGATAGGAATACCATCAAACTCTTTTGTCTTTAGCTTCTCTTGAAGAACGCTTTGGACATTGTTTATATATTGGCCTTTAATAGCTTGCTTCTGTTGTAATTCTCTTTCTGCTTGAGCTTCCATTTGTTGAAGCTTAGCAGCTTCTTTCTTAATTAAAACTTTATGGTGCTTTGTAGCAACTGTTTCTAGATCACCATAGTTTTTTAATCTCTCAATCTCTGTATCTACATCTTCAGGATCAAAACCTTGATCAGAAAGTGCTTGTTTCAAAACTTTCACCTGATTGTTCTCTTGAGAAAGATCTAATTCAGCAAAATTTGAAACTTGCTCGTATGTACCAAAGTAATCTTTAGGATTAACTCCTTTTACAAATATGGCTTCAAATGCTTGTTGATAATCTTCTCCAAACTGTCCAATGAAGTTGTTTACCACTTCAATAGCACCTTTCTTTTTCTCAGCTTGGAACCTTTCAAGGAATTCCTCAGCTGTAGTGATTGGTTCATCATCCTCTTCATCATCTTCTCTGGAGAATACACCTAGTTTAAATAGGTCATTAGCTAGAGCACCAAACTGACTAACTTCTGGTTCTTGTTCTTCCTCTTCAGACTCTTCAGCTTGTGCTTCAGGAGCTTTTGTTTTTTGTTTAGAAGTAGGAGCTTCTTCTTCCTCTTCTTCCTCATCATCTCCTCCTAGTAAAAAGTCTTCAATAGATTTAGAAGCATCTTCTTTTTTCTCAGGAGCTTCCTCCATAGTTTCACCTATAGATTTAGTAGCAGCTTTTTTAGTTTCCTTAGGAGCTTTGTCTTCTTCAGTCATTTCTTTAATATCATCAGGAGTAGAAGATGCAGTTTCAGGACCCATAAGATCATTCAAAAGTTCTGCATTACCCATTCCCATGTCCATAGTATTCTCAATACTAAAGTTTCCAAATGATGGAGTGTCTAAATTTTCAGCCATATGTAGTTAAGGTTTATTTGGTTTATTGTGTAAAATTATATGATTATCTGTTTAAATCAAAGAGGTTGAGCACTATATAAATCAAAATTCGCAATAATATAGCATTAATATTATTTTGCTTAATCGTTTTTGTTTAAAAAGCTATCATTTATAAGCCTGTAGCTCCTGATTGGAGCAACA